TCGCGCCCCTCCGCCCAACGAGGATCGGCCTGCGGGCCCTCCATGATCCCGTCGATGGGCGCGTCCAGGTCGACGTAGCCGGCCTCTTGCAGCATGGACTGAATCTGGATGTTCTGCCGGCGGGTGTCGGCCCACCAGCTCCGCAGCGCGTCGTCCCATTCGTAGGTCCAGAGGCCGTTGGCCTCCAGCTCCTTGCCGTAGGCGCCGATGATGGTGACACCGTTCTCGGTGACGCCCTTCTGAATCTCCATTTGCATCTCGATACCAGTGGTGGCGTCAGCGGTGTGGACAGCCTCCAGAAGCGCCTCTAGATCGGCTACGGCGCCGGGAGTGCCCGTGTTGGAGACGGCCTCTTCGGCCCTGGCTTCTACCTTGGCCGCTGTCGCGGCGGCCTTCTTGCCCTCGTACTGCTGCACGGCCCCACCCGCGACCACGAACATACCCGCGATCTTGGCTCCGCTCACAGCAGCAGCGGAAGCGCCGAGAGCCGTGGCGCCCGCCGTGGTCTCAGCCGCCGCGGCCGCCCCTCGTAGGCTGCTCACCGCCGTCGAGAGCCCTTTGGCGGCAGAACCAAGCGCCTTGGTGGTAGTGGCACCAGCAGCGAGCAGCTCTCCGGACTCCGCGAAGTCATAGGCCTCGTAGTCGGCCATCATCTTCTGCGCTTCTTCGCTGTCCCAGGCCATGCCGGCGTATCGCTCGGCATTGGCGGCGTCCTCGGTAATCCAGAGGTAGTTCTTCCAGTCCTGCTCCTTGAACTCCCCGGCCGGCCGCGGGGCCTTGAGGCCCAAGCCGCCGAGTGCGGACCCGGCGAGAGCGTTCAGGTGGAGTGTGGGCTCTAGCTTCTTGTCCAGCCAGTCACCGGGCACGTCCACCGCGTAGTGGTAGATCGTCTCGATCCAGTTGCGCGAGACAGGGGCCGTCACTTTGGCGTGGACGCCCAACCCTCCGGCCACGCTCCAGGCAGCTACGGCTTTCTTGAGGTCGTCCTCGTCCTGGATGTCATATCCCATGGTCTCGGCCCAACGAGCGGGCATCCCGGCGTCAGAGAACACACCGCCGGGCTCGAACATGGCCTTGCGGCCGTTCTGCATCATGGCTTCGATCTCGGTCAGCTCCAGCGGGCTGTTGGTGAGCTGCCAGATCGCGTTCTTACCATCGTAGGGGCTCATGTAGGCGTCCCACAGAGCCTTGACGTTGGCCAGACGTTGAGCCACCTTCTCCTGGCCTCCGAGACGATCGGATAGCATGAGGTATTGACTGATAGGACTGCCCTTCCGGAAGCCGGGCATCTCGGAGGAGATTTGCGCCACCCGCGCCTTGATCTCGGCGGTAGGCTTGCGTATGACCGTGGCAGCCGTCTGGCGCTGGGGCTCCGGAGCGGTCTGAGGAGCCGCGACCGGGCCCTTGGCGACGGTAGCAGGGGCAGCAGCGGGAGCGAAGGGACTGGTCTTGAAGGTGAAGGGCAGTTTGGGCTGCGCCTTCGTCTGCTTCTTCTTCTCCTCTTCTTCTACCTGGAACGGACTCTTGAGGAACGCCATGGCCTACCCCCGTCCGCCAGTCTTGTATGCCTTGGCGATCAGGCGAACAGTGGGATCGACCTGCGCCTCTCCGGCAAAGATGTCCCAGTAGAGCCCCATGCCGTAGTTGGTCTCGAGCGGGGTCTTGCTCTGTTGGGCCTGAAAGTTGACGTTGGGCGGCAGAAGCAGAAAACGGTTCTTCACCGTGGTGCCGCCGGGCTGTGTTTGTGCTTGATTTACAGGGGTTTCCTGAGCCTGCTCCGGGGTCGCAGCCTGCTCAGCCAGGGCGGCCTGCACTGCCTGGGCGTCGTCGCCGGGCGGGGGAGTGGGAGTCGCCTGCTCGGCCGCTTGAAGCGCTCCGTCAAGAACCTGTGCTTGCCCATAAGCGGGCTGCTCTGTCTCGATCTTCTTGGCCATGGTCGACTCCTCACTTGTCTATCATGTCGGCGCCGCCGGGCTTCCGCCAATTCATCCAGGTGGTAAGTGGATGTTCGCGTAGCCACTCCTGCTGCTCCTCGGTGAACGGGACAGCGGCTTCCTCCGAAGGCGGGGAGGACAGAATGCTCACCACTTCACCCAGTATCTCGGCCGCATAGCCTTGCCTCATGGTGCGAAAACGGCTCCAGAAGGGATCGTTGGCTATCTGGTCCTGGGTACGCTTGTTCATTTCTGTCGCCAATAGCTCGTCCAGGTGGGCCACCGTCTTGGGCTCGGTGGCGAGGACCTCCTGGGCATCGAAGCCGGGAGGCTTGTAGTCGATGATGATGTTCGTAGGGGCCGCCACAAGACGGGCGGGGCGGTCCCAGTTCTCGGGGCCACCGACGCCTCTAGCACGAGGGATGCGGCCACGATGCCTACGGCTGAATGCGTCCAACTTGGGCGGCCCCCATTCGGGCCCTTCCAGCTTGGGCGCTCCCGCCGTCACCTGCGGAGTGCGGACCACGCTATCGGGAGTGACCGCAGCAGGAGGCGACTCGGCACCGCCCGGACCTTCCGGGTCAGCGTTACGCAGCCTGGGTTGCTTCGGATACGACATTCTGGCCTCCCTTCACAACTGGTATGCCGACGGCCGGGGCCTCGGTGAGAGAATGTCCAGCAAGACGCCCGCGCCATTCGGTGAGCGCGTTGGTGATGAGCTGCCAGTCGGCCGGCACCGTGTAGCCGATGTCGATGGTGTCGGTGGTCCCGCCACGCTGGGCCAGCTCGCCCATGAGGTAGATATCGCCCTTGAAGCCACCGGAGCGAGAGCGAATCTTGCCGCCCTTGATCTGGCCAGTGATGGCCTGGATGGCAGCGATGACTTCTTCTGCTGTGATGCGGTCGGCCTCATTGGTCTCTTCGGGAGCAGCGGCAGGGGCGCCTTGCGGAGATGTCTGCCCCTGCGCCGGAGCGCCAAGAGACTGGAGCGCCTGACCGAATGGTTTGAGCTCGGTCACGGGGAGACCGCCGACCTGGCCGCTGTCGGAGGACAGCGCCCCGCCCACGCTCATCACCTGGGGCTGCCCCTGCGGGAGCACGGCCACATTGTTCAGTGGCCCGCCCCCGCCCCCACCTCCGGCACCTGCACCCGGAGCGCCCTGGCCCTGGCGCATAGCAGCCATCTGACCTTCGGCCTCCACCGCGGCCTGCTGTTGCTTGATGTATGCGTTTGTCTCGATCTCCTTGAGACGCGTCTGGAGCTCGGCCTCGAACTCGATGTCTTCACGCCGCTCGGCCTTGATCTCTTCCTTCATGGCCTTCTCGTCGGTGATGCCGGGGATGAGGCGCATCCCGAACTCCTTGCTGATGTAGCCGTTCTGGCCAAGCTGCTGCACGGAGACCAGCGTAGAGTTGATATCGGCACCGAAGATGGAGTAGCTGACGTCGTTGCGATGGTATCCGGCGATGTCATCCAGCGGTGTAACCGGCACCTCGAAGGGAGTGGAGGAGCGCCCCGGAGCCCGGAGTGCGCCCACGTTGCCGTCCGAGGTGCAGTCGTACTTCTTGTGGCCGAAGAAATGCTCCTGCATCCGCAGCCAGTAGACGTTCATCTGTTTCATGTCCTGAGCCAGCAAGGACTGACGGATGCCGGCAAGCCCGGAGGCGGGGCTCTGGAGCCGGCGGATGGCCTGCCCCGAAGCCTGGGACTGCTCGAGCATCCCGGAGTTGGCCTCGCTCCAGTTGCCGTGGGTGCGGATGTGGCCCATGAAGCGGTCGTATTCCGCCCAGGCCTCCTGGGGGATGGAGGGGGGATTGAGCTGCTTGACGTCGGAGCCTGGCGGGCCCAGGTAGTTGTGGGAGCCCGGCGCCCGATCGATCAGCACCTCTTCGTCACCGATGGTGAAGATGCTGGGGTAGAGGTTCTCCTCCAGGGCATCGTATATCTTGGTTTGCAGGGTGTTTAGAAGCATGTTGGTGCCAACGAGCTGGTCGATGTCGGCCGGCCCAAAGATGTTGCCCGCTCCAGGCCGGCGGATGGCGGGCGTCACCGTCACCGGCACAAAGCCCAGCTTGTGCGTGTAGCCAGCCAGTTGGTCGATGTACTCGCCGTCGATGAGGAAGCCGTAGTCGTCGTCGTCCTGGTACTCGATCACCTCCACCATGCGGGCAAAGCGGTTGCCCTTGCGAGGGAAGCGGTCGCGTAGCTTGGGGTAGCGGCAGGCCAGTAGCTCAGCGTCCTCAGTCCAGCACCAGCTCACGTACTCGAAAGTCTGCCCGTCACCGCGAGGCATGGGATAGCAGTGGCCGGGGTCGCGCTCACGGAAGTAGCAGCACCCTCGCTCGAAGTCGGGCACTAGCTGGTGGGCGGCACTGCCCAGGCAGCCGATGTTCCAGCCGATCTCCATGTGGCGGGTGTCCATGAAGGACTGGTCCCACAGCCAGTACAGATAGTTCTCCACGATGGTGGCCTTGGCCTTGGCCGCGGAGTCGCCGGCTATGGGTGTGGGCACCGAGATGGTGGGGAGGCGTGAGAGCTGGATCACGGTGAAGTCGACCAGCGGCTTCATCACGTTCCAGTTCTGGATGGCGCTGGTGCGCCGACGCCGGTTATCGAGCCCGCCCCAGCCGATAGGCACGCTGCCATAGGCGCCGATCTTGTCGAACTCGCCGTCGTAGGCCCAACGATTGATCTGGTACTGCTCGTTGCGGGGCCCATACATGATCTTGAGGTAGTCGGTGCGCTGTTTGATGAGTGCCGGGTCTCTCACTGGAGGGCCTCCTCGAGCTCGTCGATGCTGACCCCGGCTAGTTGGGCCTTGAACGCCCTCACTCGCTCGGGGGGCCAACTCTTAGGGATGTCGTAGTCGTGTAGCCGGTTGCGGTAGGCAGCTATGTCGTCGTCGCTCAACTGCTTGCTGCGGGTCTTGGCCATCTTCAAGCGGTTGCGGAGCTGGTAGCCGGCGATCCAGAAGCCCATCACGATGTCCACGTAGGGGTAGACGCCCATGAGCACAAACTCGTTCATCATCTCACGCGACTTCTTCTTGTCGGATTCGGTCGCATAGGGGATACGGACGTGCCCGCTCTCGAACATGGGCACCAGCGACTCCACGCCCACGAAGGGGTCGTTCTTGTTGGAGCCAGTGTGGTGCGGACGCACCCGGATGTTGACCTTCATGCGGTTGGCCTGGAGCTTGGCCGCGTCCAGAAGTCCGGCCTGGCAGGCGTTGTCCTCGATGTAGCCGATGCCGCCGAAGTGGTCGATGGCGCCCACCAGAATGCTCATCTGTGTCCTCGCGTTGGGGTCCACCGACTGCTGTTTCAGCTTGCCGTACTCGAGGCCCAAGAGATACCAGACGTTTGGAATCTCCACGTCCGCTCCCAGCGTGACCACGGCGAAGCGGGCGGACGCCTTGGTACGCTTGCCGGCGTTGGGGTCGCAGCCATGGGTGATGACCCAGGAAGAATCGAAGTCTCCGTAGCTGCGCTCCTTGTCGAAGCATCCTGGGTAGCTCTCACCGTTAGGTAGGTCGCCACCGATGAAGAAAACGTCCTTGAACTCCTGCGCGTCAGGGTCGACCGGCTCGTTCTGGTAGCGCCGGAAGTAGGCGATGGAGCCCCCCTCCGTGCCCCAGCGGAAAGCGTAGAGGTTCTTGACCCGCTCGTTGGTGATGTCGTCGTAGAGCTTCTGGTAATACTCGCTCTCCTCGGCCTTCTTGGCCAGCTCCACGGGGTCTTGGTAGGCGAAGCGATCGGACAGGGTGAGCCCGTCTTCCTCGTCGATGACGGCTTTCAGGTGGAGCAGCGGATACTCCCCGCCGTCCTTCACACTGTGGTAGAGATCATCAAGGCGGAAGACCGTGCCGATGAGGAAGTGCTTGACCGCGTACTCCATGCGCTCGACTGGCATGGGGCTCGGGCAGGTCTTGGCCGCCTGGTTGAACCAGTCCAAGAGGCTCTTGCGCTCGGTCGCGCTCTCGCTGTTCTCGGCGGTCACGGGGTCGTCGTTCACGAGCACGTTGAACCGCCACCCCAGGATGGACCCGCCACCGGCGCCATACGCGGAGAAGGTGGGCGAGTCACCTGACTCTTTGCGCTGGCGAATAGTGAACGCGCCCATCGACCAGGGCAGCAGCGAGTTGGTGGGCTTGAAACTGCCATAGTGAGCAAGCAAGCGCTTGTTCAGCATCAACTCCTGCATGAGAGCCAGCCCGCGACGGTAGGCGGTAGGCTCGTTCTTCTCGGTGTAGCCGATGGAGATTTGCGGGCAACGGCACATGAGGTAGACGAACCAGCCTTTGGTCATGGACGTCTTGCCGTGCTGACCTGGAAGCCAGATCATGCCGCGGACGTGGTTCTCCACCCAGTCGAAGAAGTAGTCGTTGATCGGCTCCCACATGTAGAAGGTGCGAGGGAAGTAGTACATCATGAATTGGCGGATGTTGCCGTCTTCGATGAGCCACTCCGGGTCGATCAGGGCGCCGCTCGAGAGCCCGCCGGTCTGCATCTGCGAGAGCACCACCTGGGCAGCTCTGCGCTGCGCCGGGGAGAGCATGTCGGCTGGGTCAAACGGTTTCATCTTCGACGATCTCTGCGTCTTCGATAGGCTCGGCCTCGGCCGCCACCATGATCTGACTCACAAGGTACTTGGCGATGATCTCTCTCTCCTCCGGAGCGGCGATACGGATAAGCTCCATGGCGTCCTTGAAGCTGAGCCCGTCCGTCTCGGGACCGTCTTTGGGTTTGCCGGGAGTCTCGGGTGGCCGGATGTACTTCTCGGCCTCGCCCACATAGGTGAGAGCGTCTTTCAGTATCTTGCGGGCCTCGGCTACAGTCACGTTGCCGGGGTTCTTGAACATGACGGGCACGTACAGGTCGATGAGCCGACGCCCGATGCTGTCTTGGAGCATGACGGCTGGGAGCTGCGAAGCGCGACGTTGGAAACGCCGGGCAGCGAGCTGCTCGGAGAACTCGGCGGTGAGGAACTGGTCGAGCAGGCCTCGAGGCGGACGTGCTGGGTAGAGCTCGGGCTTGGCCATGGACAACTGCTCGTAGATGCCCTCGGGGGTCCAACGCAGGTGGCCCTCGTCCTCGCGCTCTAGGATGCGGGTGGTCATCCGCTCCTCGAGGCTGTCGTAGGCGTAGGGTGTCAGCCCGTTGTTAGCACGAGCGATCTCGTTCTCTGCGAGCATCAGCTTACCTGGAGGCCGACCGATACCGCTGCTGTCTCGGTGGACCCGGACACGATCTTGATGATGCGGAGCCCGCGCAGGCTGTTCCTGATCTCCTGGGAGAGCGCGGTGTGCTTCTGCTGGGCCACGGTCACGGTGACGGCCGCGCCGGCAGAGTCGTAGACCGGGTAGAAGGTACCGCCCGGAGCGCTGGCGGCCTCGAACGTGATGGCCGTGCCCACGAATGCGGCCGGCATCACGAGGTGGGTGACTTCCAGGCCTCCGAGGTCGATCTCCCCGGACTTGGTACCTGACGCGGCGATGTCGGCGGAAATGACACAGGGGGTACGCTTCATTTGGGGCCTCCTTCGGCTAACAAAAAGGCCGCCCCCCATTGTGGGAGACGGCCGCCGCTGCCTTGCGGTTGGCGCGTGGACTCAAACGGCTACATCATAGGCTCTTTTCGTCGCCAGCGTCAATGCTCATGTCGACTCCGCCACGAAGGTCTGCTCGGGACCCTTGAAGGTGAAGGCCTGTTTCCCCACCTTGCCCATGCGGGCCTTGGCGACCACGAACACGCCCCGGCCCATGACGATGTGGTGCTGGGGGTCCTCGTGCTGCCACACGAATATGACCTGATCGGCGTCCTGCTCCAGCGCCCCGGAGTCACGGAGGTCGCCGAGGACGGGTATCTTGCCACGGGCGTCCTTGGCAGCTCGGGAGAGCTGCGAGAGCGCCAGCACCGGCACGTTGTAGCGCCGGGCTAGGTGCTTCAAGGCGTTGGAGGTCTGCGTCATACCCTCCACACGGTCCCGGTGCTCGTGCTTGATGAGCTGCACGTAGTCGATGACCACGAGATCGGGCCGCAGGGCCCGGCAGAGTCCGGTTATCTTGGCTACGGTGTCGGCGTACTCGATCCTGATGTTGTTCAGAACCTCGAAGCGGGCAGCTTCGTCGACGGCTTTCCAGTCTTTGTCGTCCATGCCGCCCATGTAGTAGTGCTCGGAATCGAGCCCGAAGCGCTGGGCCACACGCACAGCGAGCTCCTGAGCGTCCATCTCCAGGCTCACAAAGAGGACCTTTTTGCCCTGTTTTGCAGCGGAAAGTGCGATCTCGATGGCCGCGGCGGTCTTGCCGTGACCGGGACGGCCGGCAAGGATGCACACCCAGCCGGCGTGGAGGCCACGGATGCAGGCGTTGACCTTGCTCCAGGGCACGTCGATCATCTTGGCGGCGATAGAGCCCTTCTGGCGCTCGGTAGCGGCTATGGCCACAGCGGCGGCCAGGTCCACGCCCCGGAAGCCGTCCCGGCGCACGAGCGAGGTCATGCCTTCCTCGAGCAGCCCGTCCAGCCCGTTGATATCGCCGGTCACGAGCCGTTCGCCCAACTCGCGCAGCTTGCGGATACGGGTGTTCTCGCGAAGCTGCGTACAGTGGGCAGCCACCTGGCTCACGTAGGAGGCGCCGGGCTCAGCGATGGCAGCGTAGGCGTTGGGGTCGATGAGAGGCTTGAGTAGGACAGTGGAGATGGCGTCTCCGGCCACAAAGCGGTCCCGGACGACTCGGAAGGCGTGGCGGAAGACGGGTGTGGCGAAGTCGTCGAGTTCCAGACGCTCCATCACGTAGGGTAGAGCCTTCTCGCCCCACACGACCGCCGTCAATACATGGCGCTCCAAGGCAAGCTGGTCGTATGTGCCGTACTCGCCTGAGCGATGGGCGGGTAGACATTGTTCGAGGTCGTCCCATAGCCCCTGACCAGGGAACTGAGGGGTAGGGGCGCTGCGGAGAGGTTCTTTCTGCATGGCTGCTCCTATCGCCCGGAGTAATCAGGGAAGTCACTCACAGCCTGATCGTAGGCTTCATCGCGGGGAGCCGTCCCTCGAGGCCCGACGCGAGCGATAACGAAGCTACGAAGCAGGTAGGGTGAGTGCCCTCCCTCGATCACCTTCCGGACGGCGAACTTGATGTCCTCGGGATGGGAGCCTTCCTCCAGCAGCAGCTTGGCGTAGTGCCCCAGCCGGGGGAAGAAGCTCTTGTCCAAGGACTTTTGACATGGCGCAGCCAGTTTGGACGCTTCGGACATTACAGATCGGAGGTCAGATGCTACGTTCACCACTGTTTCCTTTCCTGAACCTTGACATCCGCCCCGCCAACGGCTATCATCGGTCCACTGTGGAAGGTAGGTTGAAGGGGCCCGAAAGGGCCCTTTCCCTTTTCTCAGCGGGGCATCCACCGTAGACCTACCGAGCCCCTACTACAATCCCCTCAGAAGACAGATTCCCGCAAATAGCGACATTTTTATTTGCGGTAGGGTGAGTCCACGAAGCCTCGGTCGGCCAGAGTACGGATAGTGGTCTCTTCGGCCGCCTTGACGGCGATAGCCTCGGCCCTCTTCTCTATAGAACGGGCCATGCCGGCGAAGAAGTCCCGGTCTTCGGTCAAGAACAGAAGGCCCTGCTTATGTTTCTCGATCAGATACTCCAGCAGATCGCTGGGAGTGTCGAGAAACAGCTCGTTGGCCCACTTCTTCATCTCCAGCTTGTTCTCTGCGCGAATGGTCAGGTTGATAACAGCATTACGGCGTCGGCCTCGGTTGCGTCCCTTCACATAGAAGGGTACATCCCCGTGCCCGCCTGGGGCTTTATCCATGGTTTCCTCCGTGCTAGTCTGGAAGCGCACAGACCAGCCTACCACTCACGGGAGGAAACACATGGATATCACCAGTCTGGACGTCGTTCTACCGAGCGGAGAGGTGGAGGAGCACAAGGGAGCAATCGGCCAGCAGATCGGCGTCTCGGGGGAGCTCATGATCCTCTACGCCCAGCCGGGGATCGACGATAAGGGCAACGTCATCAAAGAGGTCTACCCGGCCGTCGTCTATGCACCCGGCGCCTGGAGCAAGTTGATGGTACAGGGAGCGCACAACGGCGGCATCAGAGTAGCCAAACTGGCGCCTAGTGCGCCCCGCATCCACTAGAAAGGAGAACAGATGCCCGAAGGACACAAAGATGATTGTGGGTGCCCGGTCTGCCGCAGCGAACGCAAGGCGGCGGCAAAAGCCGCGGCGGCGAAAGAGCCTCTCATCGACGTGAAGACCAGCCCAGAGTACAAGACGCTGCTGGCGGAGACAGAAGCAGGGCTCGAGCGTGAGACACGACTCCAGACCGAGATCAAGCTGGCCCAGGACTCACTGGACAAAGCCGATATCCGGGCCAAAGAGATGGACGTCATCTTCAAGCGGATGCAGAAGCAACGTAACGAGCTTCTGCGAAGCCATGCTGGAGCGGTCGACTTGCTGCGCACGACCAGCATCAGTCACCACAATGTCGAGGGCCACCGCAAGGGGTACACCCAGTGCGACAACCCGGTGTGCGTGGAGGCGGCGAAGCTATGGTTCACCATCGGCGAAGGCGCCGGCGTAGAGCTGGCCAAGGAGGACCCGAACCTTTGGTTCGAGAAGAGGGAGCGCAACGAAGCCATCGTAGCCAACTTCGGCGACCCCGGCGAGCTGGAGCAGGGCGACCTGGAAGAAGAGCCCCTGACGACATCATTCGACGAGGAGGAAGAGGACGAGGACGATATCCCAGCTCCGGTGGGCCACGTAGCCCAAGCTGGAGAGCTGGACGAGATACCCGACTCGCCGGCCTTCGCCGGCAAGAAGGTCAGGGTGCTGCACGATTCCGGCCGCGACCGAGACGATCCGGGGATGCCGCGGAAGGCGAAGGTGTGAAGTGGGGGTCCAGGTTGACAACTTTTGGGACTTCGCCAGGCTGGGGATACTCGGCCCGTCTCTCCTGAACAAAAACGCGCTATTTGATGACAAGGAGAAAGAAGATGGAAACATTCATGCAGATGCTCCAGCGCAACATAGACGAGGCGCTGGTAGCGGCCAAGGAGGAGAAGGCCAACATGGCACCGGGCGCCAACCCGGCCAAGGCGCGGGCCATGTCCCTGGTAATCACCAAGTTGGAGGAGGCGGAGCTGTGGTTGACGAAGGTGTGGTAAGAAAGGTGACGCTGCATCCGGGCGAGAAGCTCGAGGTCGACCTGGCGCCGTCGACCCCACACGTCCTCCAGCTCGAAGATGAGGTGTGGCGTCTGCGCGAGGAGAACGAGGAGATGCGCAGGCAGGCCACGGGCCTCTTCGAGGACAAGGACCGGCTGAATCGTGAACTGGCTACTATCAAGTCCGCCAATGGCAACGTAATCCGGCACAGGGACGATCTGATCGACCGCACGACGAATCTCCAGGCTGATAAGGCCGAGATGAGGCGCCAGCGGGACGTCGCGTTGAGCCACAAGGAAGAGATGAGGCTCCAGCGCGACGAAGCATGGGTAACGATCGAGCGCCTGCGAGACGAGCTGGGCAAGGCCAGACAAGAGCTACCGGCGCTCAAGCAGAAGCAGGCAGAGCCCGCCAAGCAGTACAACGTGATAGTGCTCGACCCGCTGGGACTTGCCCGCCGGGTGGAAGGTGTCACCAAGCGGTCGTGGAACTACGGGACCGGGTGGCTCATCTTCTGGCGTGACGAAGAGGAGATCGCGAGATTCCAGTATCCAAAGGGCTGGCTGCTGGCATGAGCGGCGGCCCCGACGCCCGGCTCAAGAAGCGCCCCTGGCATCGAGGCGGCTCCCGCTGGTATCTGGACGGCGTGCCGGTGGGCCGGAGGGAGCGGAGAGAGTATCTTCACAAGCGCAGGAAGGCTCAGTCACGAGCGAGAAAGGAAGTCTGATGGAGAAGAAAGACACCAGGATCGACGAGGACAAGCATCTACTGAAAGACGCTCCACCTCCGGTAGAGCCGGAGAAGGCACCAGAGAAGCCGATCGAAGAGGCCGAACCGGAACCAGCCAAGGTCGACAAGCCGGAGAAGAAGGCGCCGGCCAAGGCGCCCAAGGCCAAGTAGGAAAATGACTTCCCGCAAATAGCGACATTTTCATGGGGGGAGGTGCCCAATCGGGGCGCTTCCCCCCTTTTCTTTTTGCTATGGACCATGTAGAACTGTGTCATGGCACGGACCAGCGAACAAGCAAAAGAGTGGTACAAGAAGAACCGAGAGGCTGTTCTGGCCCGGTCGCTGGCGTACTACTACGATCACATCGAGGAGCGCCGTGAGTACGGCCGGCGTCGCTATGCAGCCAACAGAGAGAAACTACTGGCCTACCAACACGAGTACGACCAGAAGAAGTCGGCAGGACGCAATACGTCCGCCAGTCCAACAGTGACCCGCTCGACCACGCCCACCGGAGGCTATCCAGCCGAGGAGTGAACGTGGCCCCTCATCGTATGGCCAACGGGAGAGAAACCGCGTATGGTCACAGCGATGGGGCTGCCAGGATCGAAGGCCTGACAAGCCTCCTGGTGTAGAAAAGCGAATCTCTCGCGGGGCCGAGAGTGCGGGTGAGGACGTAAAACCTCTAATTGGGGGGTAGGGGGGCCGTTCTATACTCTCACGTTGTGAGCGAAGCGAAGCGTCCTCCTCCTCGCTCGATGAAGTCCACCAGTGGATCAACCGGGCCGGCTGGCCGGCCCAAACCGGCGTGAGCCGGGCTGCTCTCCACCTCCGATTCCTGGCTTTACCCTGCAAATCGGTGAAAAATATCAAGCATTGTCGCGTGGACAGAAATCAGTGATGTGAGAAAAGCATTGTCGTGTGGACTATCACATATACATAGGTAGCGCGATAAGGACTCCCCCATCCTCGCGTACTACACACATGCATATGAATGCGTGCATGTACGTGTGTACCTGCGCGTCGATGTAAAGCGTGTGTCTGGGTGGGTACACACACGCTGTTGCTCTGTGCAACGTGTGACCTACCTCTATATGCGCTAGTCGTGGTGATGTACACATACATGTAGATGTGTGGGTTGGGATAGACTCACAACCACACTACCTATGCACCACACGCATACCATCCACCTGGTAGCTCACCATCCCTGTACCCATACACCATGCTTATGGAACAGCCTCGACTCATCCACTCTGCTTATGAGTAGCTGGGCTTCGATCTGTCTCCCTCGGTGCATCCCTCTTCCGCGAATAGAGATACTATCCCGCACGCGAAGATTGATTCAATACGCGCAGCGCACGCGCAGTTAGTTCTAGCTCCCCCATACTGGGGGGAGCTCTCACAATGATCTTCCAGAGTAGCCGGGACAGGCCGGTGAGAATGTGGCGATTTGCAGGCTGTTTGTGGGATGCTTGACAGCACTGTAACCGCTGTGCTAGTCTTTGGTTGTCGCCGGGATGATCTGGCGGCGGAAACCCTTTCCACAGGAGGCTTGAGATGTCCCGTACCGCTTTCACCGTGATCTTCGCCGACGAAACCCGCAAGGACTACTCGCGCAACATCGACACGCCCGAAGACGGCGACCCCATCCACGCCATCCGCGAGTTCGTCGCGACCCGCCCCTACGTCCGCACGCCGCAGGCGATCGTGCTCGACGGCGCGATCTACGCCCTCACGGGCAAGGCACCTAGCAAGCCCGCCAAAACGGCCGTGAAGCCCGCCAAAGAGCCGCGTAAGGCTTCCGCCCCTGCATCGGCTCCCGCTCCCGTCCGCACCACGCAGACACGCAAGGAGCGCAAGGCCAGCCGTGAAGCCGCCAAGATTGCCGACGCCAAGAGCCCAGCCCTGAGCGCCCACGAGCGCCGCATGGCCGAGTCCCCCGCCTACGCTCTCGCTTACACCGAGGCCCGCAAGGTCACGGGCCACGTGACCGCCAGCATCCGCGCCTACAACGCGATGGTGCGCGACTTCGAGCAGGGCGCCAAGAAGGCCACCCGCAAGTCCCGCAAGGCCGCCTAGCATCGCTCACGGGGGCGCTCACCTGGGCGCCCCCACGCCGGCTGCATGTGAGCACCTTGTCGTGGTGCGGCCGCTCGGGTGAACACGTCCCCGTCTAACGCTCACGTGAATCACGAGCAGGCGCGTCGGTGTGACACCGGCATGGTGGACGCGCCTGGGGCGCCCCGGTCTGGCAGACGTGGAGGACGCGCAGCAAGCGCGTGCACGGCGCGGAGCGACTGGGCAACGAACATAGACATGCTCACGCGAGGAACCTGATCGGTAGGCCACGGGCGCGTCCTAGCACGTGGTCGAGGGGCTCACGAACCCTAATCCGACGACTCGAAGCACGAGCCTCTCCTATGCGCATAAGCTCGCCCATGACGGCAAAGAACGCCCAGGCGATGCTCGGCAGCGGTAGGAGACAGGGGAAAAGCTGGAGGAAAGCGCCTCGCTGTGCCAATACTCAAGGTGATTCTTGCGCCCACTTGCGAACAATACGAACTGTGCATATGTCCTGCAAATGACCATGTTTTCACATCGGCTCGTGTCGGCTGCTCACAGCACATACACGTGTGCTATGGGGAGCTGATCGGCTCCACGTCACCTACTCCACAGGAGGTCCATCATGTCCCTGCGCGTCGTCAACATGAACGAGAGCAAGAAGCACCTCGGCAACACCCCACGTTGGCATGACGTGGGCGACCGTCCTGGCCTACCCGGTCAGGTCTGCCCATCCTGCGGCCGCAGCGTCCGCAGCGCCTACATGGGCGATTACGTCCAGATGGCCTGCGTCTGCGGCCACACGTCCTACCAGATGGCCGTGAGCGTGAGCGGCCCCGTCGCCTTCGGAGGCTACGATGCTTGACTACGACCAACGTGCCTACCATCCCGACAACCCCGACACATGGATCGACCACTACGGACCATGGCATATCGCCTATCGCGCTCGTGTGATGTGCACTGACGGGCGCATCCGCATGGCTCGCATCACCGGCACGGCCGATACCTGGTTTCCCATCCCTGCCCACGTGAAGGTGAAGGGCAAGACCGTTTCCGGCTACGTAACCGGCGGGTCGCTGTTCTACTCTTTTGTGGCCTACGCATACGGCAAGAACGGCCGCCTGCTACCCGACATACATCACCAGGAGGTTAACGATGCCTAGCAAACACACGCCCGGACCGTGGTATGCCGACGACCTCGACGAGGGTTACGGCATTTGGGACGCGACGGGGGCACTTGTGGCCCGCACTCATCGCGGTATGGCCCACGACGCGACGCTGCTTACAGCCGAGCAGGAGGCAGCCAACGCCGCCCTGCTCAAAGCTGCGCCCGACTTGTACCAAGCCCTAGACGGGCTCATAGCCGAGCACGACGACCACTGGCGGAAACACTGCGCGGAGAATGTCGGCCACTACCCGCCCGAGGACACAGGCGGGATGGTGCTCGCCCGTATGGCCATAGCGAAAGCACGAGGTGAGCTGTGAACAGTACCCTGGCCCGCGACCCACGATCGAGCAAGTCCCGCGACTACCGCAACGCCGGCAAGCGTGGCCGGCGTCGGCTCAAGCGCAAACGCGAACGTCTCATCTACGGAGAACGGAGAACAAAATGAGCGACAAGCCCGCACCCTGCCGCCGTTGTGCCCACCACGACCACGCCGGCATCGAGGCGCAGAGCGCCTGCGTGCATTGCGACATGGGCAGCAAGTTCCAAGACCCGGCCGAGGGATACCCCAGCGGTACGGTAGACGACTTGGAGCGCTACCCCGCGACCATAGGTGAGCAGATGGACATGGTGCTGAGGAAAGCCGTCACCATGCCGGCCATGGAGGAAAACGAAGCCCTGCACGTGGCCGAAGCGCTGCGTGAGGCATGGGACAACGTGACCGTGGAGGCTCCCACGCACGACGGTGTGCGCGTGGTCGCCTCTGACATCGACAAACCGGGCTCCCGGCTGGTGTGTCTCGTCTACGTAGAAGAGGATTAAAATGGCCTGCGGCTTCGACCAGAAGACCGAGCGGATAGTGTAAGACCCCGACACACAAGAAGACCCGAAGGAGTACGAACCATGTGCAACAAATACTCATTTCTCCTAACCCGCGCCGGAAAGATACTGGACGGCGGCGGGCTAACCGAATCCCACTCGGAGATCGCCACCCTCCACGGCGTAGACGAGGACAAGTGCAACCGCTACGAATGGCAACCTCCCGTGGTCTGGCCGGTCTGCTCCAATCATCCTCATCCGTTCGACAAGGTGATGGATGGCCTATTTGTGGACAAAGAGGTGTTCACGCCCGGCGCTTCCGCGCTCAAGCGAATCGCCGCTCATTTGAGCGAGCGGTTTCCCACCCATGAGGCTTTTGCTACCCCTACACCCGTAGACGACTGCTGGCACGCGCAGAGAGTGGTGCTGGGAGGTCGAGAAACCACGATCCTCTGCAAGCCTGGGCTATATGAGGCAAGCATCGGCGCATATAGGGCCTATGGGAACAGCCAGGTCACAGCCCAGGAGAACAGCCAGGTCACAGCCTGGGAGCACAGCCAGGTCACAGCCTGGGAGCACAGCCAGGTCACGGCCTGGGATCACAGCCAGGTCGCGGCCTGGGGGAACAGCCAGGTCACAGCCTATGGGAGCAGCCAGGTCACAGCCTATGGGAGCAGCCAGGTCACAGCCTATGGGAGCAGCCAGGTCGCGGCCTGGGAGAACAGCCAGGTCACGGCCTGGGGGAACAGCCAGGTCACAGCCTATGGGAGCAGCCAGGTCGCGGTCAGTGTTGCTGAGCGGGCGCTGTTGATAGATCGTCGCGACAGCAAACTCGTTATTACCAGTGCTGTGGTTCTTGAGCAAGTAGATGTTTGTGGAGACGACCTGCAAGATGTGGAGGTGTGACATGGGTTCCTACTGTGCCCTGTTGGGCGACGACTGCACCGAAAGCCCCTGCAAACCAGGGGAAATGTGTCTTGCGGACGACCACGAGCAGTGTACGTCAGAGTGCGGCGACTTCTGCTCAGGTCCGTCCGAGGATCGCGACGAGATCGGAGACGACGAATGAGCGAACACAAAGGTCTGCTGGTGAGCGTCTTTCGCAGCGCTCAATACTGCGACTGCACGATGAGCGGCATCTCGGCCGCCTTTCCCTCGCTCGTGCTGTTTGGCACGGACGAGATGCCGATGGATGGCTACATCGACCGTAATGCGTATGGCCGGCCCGAGGCAGAGCTACGCCGCGGGCCGCTGGGCGATCCCTACGTGTGGCTGCCACCAGCGCCAGGACAAGGCAGCATCGGCCCCGTGATGGGCGGCAACTACGCCGCCACGTCGGATAGCCGTTTCGCCGCGGCTGTGGGTTTCTACGGAGCCGTGCCCATCCACGACCGCTACGAGACAGCGTGGCAAAACGAAATGATGAGCGACTAGGAGGCATCATGGAGTACGGAGGCTACAACGTGTTCGTGCGCAACTGGTGGCTGCGCGACCCAAGTGCGTCGGATGGCCGCACGCCCGGACCCGGCCCCAAGCGCTACATCGCCAAGGGCGTCACCGAGTCACGCGCTCGCGAGCTGTGCCGCGAATACAACGGTTCCCACAACCCCGGCAAGTACAGCCGCAAGGCTGAGTACGAGTCGGCCTAGCATCGGTCCCAACACTCTCCACAGGAGGTTCACATGAAGCTCGTTCTGACATTCACGGTCGAGAAGGAAACCAAAGGCGCAGTGCGCTACGCCGAGGTCACGCAGAAGGGCGAAGAGGACAGCTTCGCGATCGGCACGCTGTACCTGCGCAAGACGGCGCTCTCCGAGCCCTACCCGGAGACGCTGACGGTCACGGTGCAGGCATGACGCCCGTCGGACTGGCTGCCAAAAACGGAACCATCGTCCAAGACAAGGAGTCGCAAGTGGACACCATCGTCGCCGATCCCAAGGTGCTATCGAAGCTGGTCGCCAAAATCAAACCCTACGTGGGCGCCAAATCGAACATCAACATCCTTCGCTGCGTCAAGCTGACCCAGGCCAACCACCTGCTCCGGGTGGAAGCCGGCGACATGCAGGCTTACGCTCGCGCCACCGCTACCAGCGAACCCGGCGGCAACGGCGTGTTTATCATCCACGCCGGGCAACTGGCCGAGGCTTTGAGCAGCCTAGCCAGCGAGTGCGTCACCATCACCGCAGACGGCGACGACAGGGTGAAGCTCACCGATGGACGCCGTACCATCACGCTGTTCTCCTGCCCGGTGGAGGACTACCTGATCGAGCCCGAGATCAACAAGCTCGCTTTTCCGCTGTACTTCAACAACAAGGACCTAGCCGAAGGGCTCACCTGGGTCACAGAGGCCATGAGCACCGACGAGACGCGGCCTGTGCTCTACGGGCTCTGCGTCCACGTAGCCAACGGCCGGGTGACGTTCGTGGCCACCGACTCCTGCCGGCTCCACCTCACGCACGTAACCACCACGGAGAAGGTGGACGTGCCCGATGGCGACTACGTGATCCATCGCGGCGTGCTCTCCGGTCTGGCCACCGCCATAGCCAAGCAGCCTGGTGTGTGGACCGTCCTCTTCGACCTGGTGCAGAGCGGTATAAGCGAGGGCGGAGCCACCTTCCTCAGCCCCGATGGTGAATTTCGCGTGCGCGCCCAGCTCGTCATGGGCCAGTACCCCAACTACCAACAGCTCGTCCCGGACCTGGTGGATGGCATCATGGTGACGCTTGATCCCAAGAAGTTCGCTGCCGCCATCAAGCCCTGCGAGAAGCTGCTCAAGCGCAGCAACGCCCTGCTTCGGCTGAGCTTCACGCCCACCGAGGGCAAGAGCGAGATCGTCGTCTCCTGTGAGACACGGGACGTGGGCTCGAGCTCCACGCCGGTCGCTGCTGAGCTGGAGCTGAGCCCCAGCTCCCCGACAGACGAGTTCGCCATCGGCGTCAACCCCGACTTCCTGGCTCGCGCTGTGAGGATGGCGAAGGAGCAGTTCAGCGTCTACTTCCTGACCCCGCTCCGGCCCATGCTCTACTTCGCCGACGAGCCCGCCCGCCAGGGCATCCTCATGCCCATCAAGTTGAACGGCTAGACACAACCCTCTACCCGCGCTAGTATGGTCTTGCGCCCGCTCTCATGTATCCGTGCTTTGGCTGCCGGTAGCCGGTGAGAGCCGAAGGTACGCGTGGGCGTCTCCGCAACGCATCCGCCGGCCGGGGCCGGGCCCACCAACCGGCCCCATAACTTCCACAGGAAGGATCGACATAATGCCTTACGACTACGAGGACATCACGAACGACACCCACAGCGTAGTCATTTTCGCCCGCCGTCCGATCGACGACAATCCCGAAAACGACTATCTCGACATCGTGCTCGCCCGCTCTCCCGGCTATCAGCCATGGGTGACGTGGCTGCACAACAAAAGCCTGGGCGCTCACTGCTACGTCGCCGGCCACTATCACTCTGATCTGGCCGAAGCCGTCCGTGACTACGAAACCCGCAGATGAAGGAGGCCCCATGCCCAAGAAACATCTGACAGGTACGGAGGTGAAGAAGCTGATCCTCCGCACCAAGTATCTGCCCGACCATCCGGAGCCCTTCCGCAAGCAGATGGTGACGCAGGCGCTCATCCAGGAGGGCGCCGACGTCAATCCCACCACACTGGACATGCTCCTGCTCAACTTACTCTCGTTGGGCTACCTCGTCCGCAGCGAGGAGCCGGAGACGGCCGGCACGTTCCAGCCGTTCATGCTCTGGATGTTCGCCCATCCCGACCGCACCAGCGACCGTAAGGGCTGGAGGACAGGCGACCCTCACGACTTGTGGAAGGAGGTCTGATGGTGGAAGTCCAGTTTGTCCTCTGCGACGAATGCCCCACGGTCCAACGTCTCCGCGACACCCTGGCAGCAGCCGACGAACTGCTCCTGACCCTTGGCGCAAAACGGGTCGCTGATGAGCCGCGGACGTGGGAGGACCTGATCGAGAGAGTTGAAGCACGCGAAGCTGAACGGATGGAGGGATAGATGGACACGTTGAAACCCGGTGCTCTCGCTGCCGAGGTGGGGAAATGAGCGAGATAGACGGCCGGATATGGATTTGTGACGAGTGCGGTCACGTGGACATCGAGGACAATCTGGAAAAGGACGGGGGTTGGGGCCGAGAGTGCCACACTCACCCGAGGTCCAAGAAGCCGTGGCGGTGTGAAGCGCACTGGAGTTGCTATGTGCCCGAGCAGCAACTCACCGAGGCCCAGGGCCGGAACGCGGCGCTGCGGGCGGCGCTGGAAGACGTGCACCTGATGAACCTGAAGATGCGAAACCTGTTAGCAAGTGCCAAGAATCGCCTAGCCTGCGACCCTGAATCCCTACGCAACAGGGATATGCGAGTCGAAATTGAGGACATGCTGGAAAACGAGTTTGTGCTTGATGAAACGAGGGTCTATCTGACCAACGCCATCGTGCATCAGGCGATGGATTCCGGCGCATCGTTGGAGGATTGCCTTGTGGCTCTTGCTGCTGGATACGACGCTCAACAGAAGGAGCTATGCAAGCTGCTGGGGGAAGGCCCGTCGCCTATCGTTCTCTCTCCCGCCCCCTCACGGCTGGCGAAGCTGGAGGCGGTGGCTGCGGCTCTCGTTGCTCTGCCCCAAGGACTCTTCGAAGGGGCCAACCGCTACGACTGTGACGACTGTCACAAGGTGCATTTGTGGGCGAACGGAATCAGCTACGACTTGGAGGTACCCAAGTGAAACTCTACAGGGTGACCTGCCGAGGAATGCACGGAGGATTGTCTACCTCTCCGGCTCACGGTATTGCCTACTGTGTGGCGGAAGATGCGGGCGAGGCTTATGAGCTTCTTCGCCAAAGCCTCGTCGATGCGGACCTTGACTTCGACAGCGACCGCGAACTTCAGACGGTTGAGTTGCTGGCGGACGAGAGTGAGTACCCCGATTGTGGACATCGGTTACTCGTCATCCCCGCTCCCGCCGAACTAGAGAGGGGGGAGGGGTGAGCCAATACTGGGAAGGTGTGTGCTTCGGTTTGATCTTGGCGGGCTGGTGGAACTGGGGGCCAGACCCTATGCCCCCCCTGGTTGCTTGTGACCATCGGCGGCGTTGGCTTAGGGCTAATCATCATCTGCCGGTTGGCCTACTACTTCGGCAAGAAGTCTGCGGAGAAGAGGCAGGCACCCCATGACTGACCTAACACCCGCCGATATCCAGGCCTCACGCGAAGATGCCGAGGCCATCGCCTACGAGCGCAGAATGAGGCGCCGGCACAATCGTAGGGCCAACCTCTACCCGAAGCTCATCTTCATGGTGGGCATAGTGGTTGTGTACATCCATTTCATCTGGCACCCGTACTAGAAAGGAGCGCCCATGATCGTCATTGAAGGCCGCAAATATCTCACCTGGGAGGATACCTTCCAGCGCCGAAGGGAGGTGAGAGTGGACGTCTACCTCGGTGCTGAGCTGATGGCCGAGGTGAAGAGACGTTCCGAAGCAGTCGACGTAACCATCAGCCCGTTCATCAGGGACATCGTGCGGGAGTGGGTCAACACCCACCCACTCGAGGACGCCCCCTACCATCCACAGGAGGATTGACGTGATCCAACTTATCGACCACAGCTACGACCTCACTCCGCTCCAGGACGGCTACGCTGACTTCGTGAAGCGCTGGACCGCCGAAGAGGAAGCGGAGTTCAACGACCATCGCTTCCACGCTTCGGGGCTGGGGCTCTGCCAGCGCCACCAGATACTCAAGCGTGAGGGCTTCGAGGGCCGTCCGCCATCAGAGGAGAAGCTCATCGACTGGGCCGAGGCCAACTTCATCCACGCCGGCATGACGAACTTCTGGATGAAGAACGGCACGGCCATCGCTCGAGAGCAACGCTTCGACGATGTGCCCGTGGAGATACGCACCGACCACCTCATGACGCGGCTCATGAGTCCCTTCCCCGGCTGGACAGGCAAGTTCGATGCGCTCATCCATCGCCGGGAGTGGTGCGGACCCAAGTGCGATCGGACCAGCAAAGAGCTGGCCGCCATTTGGGACACCATGGTGCGCCTCTTCAACCAGAAGGACGACGACTGGCTCATCTACCGGGACATCATCAAGGCGCATCTCATCATGCCCTGCTCGCTCAAGACCGTCAACGCCTTCGGGCTCAAGCACTACCTGGAAGGCCCCAAGCTGCACAATGTGTGGCAGGACTCCGTGTATGTGGCCTCGGCCAACGGCGCCTACGGACTGGAGTGGGACAAAATCCTCATCATGTACCGCGGTCGTGGTGGTGGCGGTCGGCCCATCTTTCATCTGGTGAAGGCGCTGGACCCCGCCAAGCTCATCGCCGAGTGTGACGCTGCCTGGGACGCCTACCAGGAGGACCAGAGACTCCCCGAAGTGCTCGATCTCGTTGCCGAGTTCGAGGCCGACAAGACCTACGGCGAGGGCGTCAGGCTGGCGACCTCCTGGGAGTGCGGCTACTGCGAATACGCCGGCTGGACCCATCAGCACGGCGGCTTCAACTGTGAGCCCAAGGCCACCAAGAATAAGGGTTCAGACCGGGTGGCGGTCATGCAAGAGGATGAGACGGCCGTAGTCGTAGAGGAATGGTGCCGCAAGGCTGGCTACGACATCCGCTACGTCTCGGACAAGATCATGGCTCTATTCGGCGCTCAGGGCCGCGATGGACGAGTCATCACGGTCAAGACCGATAAGAGCCTAAAGAAGTAATCCCTGGAAAATCTGTGTTTTTGCGAAAAAATGCCGGGGCCCAAAAACGAGTAGGAGGCAACATGCTCACAGACGAACAGAAGACGCTTCTTGGCAAGTCGCTCAGTCCGGGGCGCATCAAGCAGCGCAGCCAGGGTGGGAGGAACGTGTCCTACCTAGAGGGCTGGGACGCCATCGGCGTGGCCAACCAGATATTCGACTACGACGGCTGGAGTTCCGAAGTCACCAGCCTGCATTGGATCGCGACCGACGAGCACAAAGGCAGCAACGGCAAAGTCGGCTGGCAGACGGCCTACTACGCCACCGTCAAGGTCCATGTCGGAGACGAGTTCCACGAGGACAGCGGCTTCGGCAACGACATCAGCTACGCCAGCGCCATCACCTCGCACGAGCTGGCACTCAAGGAAGCTGTCACCGATGCACTCAAGCGTGCGCTCCGTCACTGGGGAGACCAGTTCGGCCTCTGCCTGTACGACAAGGAGCAGCGTGGAGTGGGCACCGAAGAGGGCCAGCCCATAGCCAAGGGAGCTGTAGACAAGGAGCCCATCAAGCGCGAGGCCCAGGCCTCTTCTCCACTGCAAGGCAAGAAGGAACCGCCGGCCACGCCGGCCGACCTCGAAGCCTCCAGCGACGAAGAGGTGATGGCCTACTACGCCTACCTCACTGAGCACGATGTCGATGCCAAGGTGGTGGGCAAGCAGATCGAGGATGCCAAGAAGAAGTACCACGGCATCATTCCTAAGCCCTGGCTCGACCACATGTTCACCCAGGCAAGGCTCAAGTTCGGCGACAAGCTGAATGGAGACGAAGATGTCTGACGCCCGCTTCCTTCATGTCCTGGGCGTAGACCCCGGCGTGACCACCGGGCTTGTCGTCATCAAGGTGGACCGGCAGCGCAGCAAGTGGGCACTCATCAGTCGGACCACCATCGAGGATGTCCGTGACGGGGCCGGGCTCTACTATCTCAACCGAGCCGTACGCTCCATTGTCGGCGACCACACCGACGCCTACTTCGGCATCGCTATGGAGCAGCTCATGGCCTTCAAGACCAGCGCTCAGGAGAAGTCCGAAGCGCAAGGCGTGGTGAGATTGGCCGCCTATGAGTGCCGGTCCACGCTCTACACCTACGCTCCCAACACGGTGCGCTCCATCGTGGTGGGAAGCGGCAAGGCCAAGGCGTCGGACATCCAAAAGGTGACGCGCGAGCTTACCGGCCTCACCAACCCGCCCAAGGGCAAGGCCTTCAACGTCCACCAGCAGGACGCCTTGGCCGCGGCGCTCTGCTGCTGCGTCAAGGAGGACCTGCTCAAGATGATCGAGCCTTGCGTGCCCGAGGCCGACCTGGTTCCCAGCATCACAAGGCAACCCCGCAAGAAGGAGGATTCAGAATGAAGGACGTCAACGTAGTCGCTATCAGCGGACGACTGACCCGCGACCCGGAGCTTCGGGCCTTGCAGAGTGGCACGAGCATCTGCCAGCTCTCGGTGGCCGTCAACGAGAACTACAAGGAGGGCGACGAGTGGAAAGAGCGAGCCTCCTTCTTCGACGTGACCATTTGGGGCGCGAACGGAGAGAATGCCGCTCGCTACCTGTCCAAGGGCGCCAAGGTCACGGTGTCCGGGCGACTCAACCAGCGGAGCTGGGAGGCACAGGATGGCAGCAAGCGCAGCAAGGTGGAGATCGTGGCCGATGTGGTCATTTTCCCGCCGGCTAATAGTGGCGAGAGGGCCGATGCTCCTCGTGAAGCATCGCCCCGCCAGGACGACTTCCGGGACATCGACTTCGGAGCTGACGAGATCCCTTTCTAGGGGCGAAGCAACAGGCTACGACGGCGTTGACCCGACTGATCGAGATGCTCAAAGCTGGAGGTATTTAGAATGAGGATTTTGTCTTTGCGTGCTCACAACATCATGCGTCTGGTCGCGGTCGATATCACCCCGGACCCCAACGTGGTCTTCGTCAGCGGCAAGAACGCCAACGGTAAGACGTCCGTGCTCTCCTGCATCTGGCTGGCCTGCCAGTATGCCGCTGCGCACAAGGGCATCAAGCAGCCCATCCGCAAGGGTGAGGGCGAGGGTGACATCCGGCTGGAGATAGGCAACGGCAAGGTGGAGTTCATCGTCACCCGTGAGATGTCGGGCGACAAGACCCGGCTCAAGATCGAGGCCCCCTCCGGGGCCAGCTACCCCTCGCCCCAGGCCATGCTGGACAAGTGGATCGGCGCCCTGGCCTTCGACCCGGTGGAGTTCGCCGGCATGGAGGACCGGGAGCAGGTGAAGGTGCTGCGCGACCTGCTCAAGCTGGACTTCACCGAGCTGGACGCCGAGCGCAAGGGTGCCTACGAGGAACGTACTATCGTGAACCGCCAGCTCAAGGAGGCCGAAGCGCTGCTGGCGGACCTGCCCAAGCCCGACTCGAAGGCTCCCGCCGAGCCCCTGAAAATCGAGGATTTGCAGCAAAAATTGCGGGAGGCAGACGCCCGCCAGAGCGATTGGTACGCGCAGCGTGACAAGGTGCAACTTGCGGCAGACGAGGCCGCTCGCCTGGAGGAAGACCTTGTTGTGCTTCGCGCCAAGGTCAAGGAGATTCAGGAGGAAATCGAGAACGACGAGGAGCGACTGGCTGACCTCGCGGTAGAGGTGAGCATGGAGAAGGACAAGCTGAACAAGATCAAGCTGCCCGATCGCGGCTCCATCCTCGACCAGCTCTCCAAGGTGGACGAGCAGAACCAAGCCGTCCGGGACCGCGAGAGCTACAAGAAGCAGAAGACGAGGGTTGAAGCTCTGGCCGGCGAGGCTGCCGACCTGAGCAAGACCATCGACGGCATCGACCAGAAGAAGGTGGACCTGTTGGCTGAGGCAGACATGCCCATCGAGGGACTCACCTTCGAGGACGATCTGGTGCTCTACAACAGCATCCCCTTCTCTCAGTGCTCCCAGGCTGAGAAGCTGCGTGTCAGCCTGTCGATGGCGATGGCCTTGAACCCGGAGCTCAAGGTCATCCGCATCCTCGACGGCAGCCTGCTCGACTCCGACAACATGGCCATCATCGAGGAGATGGCCAAGGAACACGACTATCAGGTGTGGGTGGAAGTTGTGAAGGACCAGCCCGGCCTCGGCATCTTCATCGAAGACGGTGAGGTGGTCGATGCGTAACATGAGTTTCAGCATGACCACAGAGGCGGTGCGCCGCGGTGAGAAGTTCGTCACCCGGCGTCTGGCCTGGTGGAATCTCGAACCGGGCGAAGTTCTCATGGCGGTTGAGAAATCGCAGGGTCTCAAGAAGGGCGAGCATGTGGTCAGGATCAGGCCCATCATTGCTGTCTCTGTCCGAGCGGAGAAGCTGGACACCTTGCGTGATCGCAGCGTGTACCCCGACCCCGAGCTCGAGATGGCTATGGAGGGCTTCCCCGGCATGAGCGTGCGAGACTTCATCACCATGTTCTGCCGAGGCAACGGCATCGGTGAGAACATGGTCATCAACCGGATCGTGCTCGCGTACCCTGTCGGGCCATGAGCGGCTACGACAAATACCGACGTATGTGCGGCCGCAAGAAGGCATACGCCACCGAAGAACTGGCGATGAGTGCCGGCAACAAGTGGCATCAGCGCCCCTACGAGTGCCCCTGTTGCGGCAAGTGGCACCTGACATCGAAGCTAAAGACCACCAAAGGAGAGAACCATGAGTAAGAAGACGACCGACGTGCAGCCCACTCTCGACAACAAGGTGTTCGTGCCCTACAAGGTGGTGGAACGTAAGCTCACCTTCTCCGGTGGCTCGACCATCACCGAGAAGGAGCTGGGCGAGAAGGGACCGGGCCTGGAGCGCGACAAGACCTACCTGTTCATGATCCCCGGCAAGCTGGCCGGCGCGTCTCTCAAGTTCGGCAACGATGGCGACGACGCCACCGTGAGCATCAAGTTGGGTGCTCTCCAGAAGTACGAAGTCCTCGAGGTGCCCGACATCTTGGACGACAAGCCCAAGGACATTCCGCGTCCTGCTCCCGAGCCGGAGGCCTTCCAGCCCAGCGAGATTGAGACCAACGAGGTTCTCGATGCACAGAACGCAGTCAATCAGGTGGAGATCGACCGTCTGAACGCCATGGAAGAGGCTACCTTCCCCAGCGAGCCCGAGGAGAGCGAAGAGGAGGAGGACACGCCGGAGGAGCCGCCAGCGCCGCCGGCTTCCGGCGCCCCGCTTCCCCAGTGCTACACCAACTGGGAAGTGTGCCCGGAGTGCGAGTCGTGCGAGTGCGAGGAAGCCTGCCGCATCGCGACCGCGGAGTGAAGCGATGAGGAACCTCACCGAAAAACAGGAGGACTTCCTGCGGGCCCAACTGCCCTATCTTGCCCGCACCAGAAGTGGGCAAGAGAACCACCTCATCAGCCCATGGGCGGAGACACGCACCATATGTGGGCGAAGCGTGATCGAAGAGATACCTTGGCCCAAGCGCGAGGATGAGGAACATCTTTGTGAGATGTGCCTTCGTTCGTTCAGAGCGGACTGGGGAGGACAGCCATGAAGGAGCCATACAAGACGGGCAAGTGTTCGAGCTGCGGAGCGGAGATCGTGTGGCTCATCACCGACTCCGGCAAGCGTGCCCCCATGAACTATCCGCCGGTCAAGCGCTTCATCGTCACGAGCGTAGCGGACGGGCAGTACCTCGGTCGCATGTGTGACACTTTCGACAGCCACTTCTCGACTTGCCCCGACGCCGGACGGCACCGAAAGGAGCCGCGGAATGGCTGACGTCAACGAACAGGCCAGAGCCTCCATCCAGGCCATCCTCGACGCTCGCTGTGAGCGTGAGGGTAAGACCAAGGCCACGCTGGTGCGTTACGTGGTTATCACCGAGGAGATGGGCGATGGTGAGTCTCGTCGTGTGGGCTGGTTCTCGCGCAGCTTCGACGGCACAGGTCTGTACCTGTGGGAGACGCTGGGGCTGATGAAATACGCACTGACCGATCTCTGCAACGAAGTTACCAGTCCGGTGGACGACGATGGCTAGGTGCCAGCATCAGACCTTCATCGGTAGCGCTAACCGCTACGAGATGTGCGGAGCCCAGGCCACCCACATCGGCAAGATGCCGTTCAAGACAGAGTTCGAGCATCGCTGCGAGGCCCACGCCGATGAGTTGCAGACCAAGATGCCTCTGCGTGGCGCTGCGAAGGAGCCCATGAAGCGCTCAGATGCCCGTTAGCGCGTAGACCATCCGATTACACGTCCTAACCGTAGAAACGCGGCAGCGTCGATCTGGTGAAGGATGTGGGGCATAAGAAGAGGAGGGTCTCACCCGGCTGCTAGGTGAGACCCTCCTTCCTACTGAGGGGAGTAGGCAAACCAGGGTGCTACTTTTCCTCGCACTCAACCTCCGGCAAGCCGGCGAGGCTGGTGAAGAGCGAGAGTACGAACGCGAGCCCGGCGGAACCTCCCACCACGGCCCAGTCCACGCCCGTGAAGATGGCCGTGGTCCCGATCGACGCGACCACCACCTGCGCGAGCGTCTTGAGCGCCCGTATGAAGGCCGCATACCACCACATCTTGTTCGTCAACATCGTCATCGTCCTTTCCTAGAGGCCCAACCGAGTCTTTTCCTTGAGACCTGCCACCTTGGCGTCGGCCAAGAGTTTGTCCGCGAGCGCTGAGTCTCCCCTGAGCTGCGCGATCAAAGCTTCCGTGTCGTTGGAGCAGGTCACTTGAGTCACTCGCGCCTGCTTGGCGAGCTCGAGCATGGCTGGTGATTCCATGTCGTCTTCCTCTCCGGGGCCCATGCCCCATTGTCCATAGTCCGCCTTGAGCGACCAGTCCAGGTCACAGACCCCCAGCACCACATCGTGCGACGACTTGGGGAACTGCGCCAGATGGATACGCTCGTCCCATCTCACCTTCCCATTGACCTTCGACCAGGCCCTCGTCTGCCACAGCCAGGTGACGAGTTTCTCGTCGGCGAGACCCTTGATGATCCAGTAGCCGCCGTACACACCGATGCGTGACTTGGGGTAGGCAGTGGAGAGACCCTTGAAATACTCTCGCACCTTGGCAAGAGTGGTGTCGGTGTCCACGGCGAAGTAGATAGGCCGGTCGGCCGGCATCCCCAGCTTCTCCGCGTCGGCGAAGGCCCGCTTGGCGTCTCTCACACCTTGATCGTGGCCCAGGAGAGCCGTGCCCTCCCGGTCCTCGAAGACACTGACCACCTCGATGCCACGCTCTCGGAGCGCTGCGATCTCAGTGAGGACCAGGCTCTTGCTTCGCCCCGGTGTGCCGATGTAGCGCACCGCGAACTTGTAACCGCCGCCGGCGATTCGGTCGGCCAGGGCCGGCGACCAGCCCACGGAATAGTCGACTCCCTCAGCGATTTTAACTAAGCTGTCAGCCATCATCGCCCTCCTACTACGACGCTGCCCAAGCAGCCAGCCCGCAAGCCACGAGGCCCAGGTCTGTCTCGACGCTGATGCTCTCGATAGCGAAGAGGAACACGGCCGCTAGGATGAACAAAACCACCGCTGCATACTTGAGAAGTGAACGGTCCACTGGAGCCTCCTTCATTTCAGATACTTGCGCAAGTCCCACCACAGCCACACCACGGCCCCGGTGAGCAAGGGCCAGAACGGAGCCACGATCTGGTTCATGTAGCTTACATCGTCGTGCTGGATGACAAGGACAACACGGACAGCCAGCATGAACGCACAGCCCAGCGCCAACACGAGGAACGCTCTGCTGCGGCACAGCCTGAACAACAGAAGAGAAAACACGAACCCTACGGCCGCCAACGCCACGATGACAAGATTGAAGGCCATAATCATTGCGCCTCCTTACCTTCACGCCAGCGTGGCGCTCCGCGTTTCAGCAGAGCGGCCTCGACACGACCGAGTAGAAGGGCGGACGCCAATCGCTTCGCGGTGTCGCAATTCTCCTTGATATTCACGTCCAGCAACTCGGCTAGCTCGACCAGCTCCTCATTGTTCATCTCCGTCTCGTTGAACTGGTCCACGAGGAAGTCGCGCCGTGGGTGGGTCGGCGAGTGGATAATCTCAGCCAGATGGGGCTGTAAGACCGTCCAGAACAGCCTGGATTCGGCCTCCAACCGAGTGGTGCGTTCGTTCAGTTGCCCGAGGCGCTTGCTGAGGCCGCTGAGACCCCTATACCATGCCGCCGCGATGCCAAAGATGACGACCCCGAAGCCAACCATCGCACTCACGCTTGTCCAGTCGACTGTCATAAGATCATCCTGCCCCCTCTAGTCAACCCAGTTGTCGATACGTCGCCATCCTGATGCCTGGTACACCCAAAAGCTCCCGCCTAGACTCAGGTACACAGACCCGTATGGAGGAGTGCTCGATGGGGAGCCGTAGCCCGAAGTGATTGTCGGGCCGGAGCTGCCCCCGACAATGATGTGGGGCTCAATAACAACGCCTTCGTCGCTACCCACGCCGCCGCTAAGAGTCACCTGACCATAAACAGAAGTAATATCCACATCATAGCCAGCAGTAAGTTGGATGTCGTAGCTTCCGTTCAGGACGACACCGACACTTTTTGCTGCCAGCCATCCGTATTCATTCCCGCCGTAGGCAAGCGATAATCTCTCTGTGACCCCTGGCGTGCTGCTGATGTTGTCTATCCACACCCCATTCACGTGATCCGCCTGCACCACCAGGGTGCCGGCCGAGTTGTAGATGGCGATGCCGTCCGCCGTCATCTGTGTCTTGGCGGTGCTGTTGGACGACTTGATGACGATGCCGGAGTCCATGTCGATGGTGGTGATATACATGCTGCCGTTAACTGCCACCCCGCCGCCCGGCCTGATGGCCGCGTTGGCCGCGTCAAGAGCGGCGTCGGCGTCCGCAAGGGCCTGAGCTATGTCGGCATCTTGCACTACGATCCAACTGCTGCCGCTGTAGCGGTAGGGCTTGTTCCCGTCGTTGGAGTCGAACCACAGGTCGCCGGCCACCATGCCCGAGGCGGGCGCTGATATCTGGTAGAAGACGCGAGCCAGCCCGCCCAGGGTGCGACCAGACCCGGAGGGGCCCACGGTCACGCTGGTGCCCAGGTAGTGCGTGCCGTTGACCAGATTGATGCTGGAGCTCGAGTCCGCGGTGAGCTCGAACTTGCTGGCGCTGATGAAGCCGTTGGCTCCGTTGATCTGGACGGTGGTGACGCCGCCATAGACACAGCGGATGACGTTACCCGAGATAGATACGCCTGAGCTGGCGTTGCCGATGACCACGCCGCCGGCGCCGACTGAGAGCTGCCCGGTGGTCATGGTGCCCAGGTTGGCCGAGAGGGCGGAGAGCTCCCCGTTGGGGCCCAGGTCCAGACGGTCTCCGTCGATGACGGCGTTCCCGATCTGCGCCTTGTCGGTGATGATCTGCTCTGAGCGCACCAGATTACGGGCATACACCACTCCGTCGCCCATACGGATGCTGTCTCCGTCGACGACCAGGCCCTCGTCGATGCTCATGCGCTTGGTGTATACCTCGAGGGGCGTGATGGTCTTGCCGGTGACATCGGCGGCCATCTCACGCAAGAGCTTCAAGTCGGCTTCGGTGGTGGCCACGTTGGTGACGACACCCGCGCCCTCAGAGAGCGCGTTGCCCGGTCTGATCTGGATTTTGCCCTGACTGCTCATATCTCCATCAGCTCCACGGTGAGATAGGCGGTACGCTTACTCACGGCCTCTTGGTCGATGGTGCATTCCCTTATGACCACGGTGTGGCTGACGCCGATACGGTCGACGAAGGCCACGGGAAGCTGCTTGTCGGAGGACTCCTTGAGCGCTTTCACAGAGGCGTATCCACGGCGTACCCGTCCGCTGCGCGAGGCCACCCGGTCGGCGATCAGGTGCATCTTCCACATCCACTTGGCCTGAGCGACGCCACAAGCGCGGACCAAGACCTTCTTCAAGGTCGGCGTGGAGGTACCGGGCCCGGTGAGCGTGACCCGCAGCTTGACCGTATCGAACCGCAGATTGGGGAATGTCCAGACTTTACGCGTAGTACCTACGTCGGATGAAGGCACGCACGATGTCCACGTGCCGCCCCCGTCGATGCTGTACTCGACCCCGATGCTTTGGCCGGCGATGAGTGGCCGATGATAGACGGCTATGGAGCCCAGTATCTTCTCGTCGTCGGGATAGTCGAAGTCGTACTCCGAGGTGATGAGCCAGCCCGAGGTGCGAAAGGTCGTGGGGTTGGCCAGGTTTGCTACGTATACACCATCGGTGCCGGCCACGTTGTCATAGCGGCCGCAGAAGAAGTAGCCGTCGCAGTAGGCCATGGCCTTGTAGGGAATCTTGCCGGCCGATCCCCAGGCCGGCCCCGAGGTGAGGCCACCATAGGTGAGGTCGTAGCGGTCGCCGCCGCCCCGAGCCGCCACGCCGAACCATACCTCATCGTCCGACCCACACATGGCGTACGAGCGGTTGTCGGCGTTGAAGTCGCCCCAGGAACACAGGTGGTTCTCTGAGCCGCTCCACAGGTAGTAGCAGGCTGCGCGATACCCGCCCTGTTCTTTGTACCAGCCGATGATGAACAGCGCCGAGCGATAGGCGTACAGAAGCTCCGCATTGAAGCCCGAAGGGAGCTTGTCGAACTCGAAGGCCGTCTTACCGTTGAAGCGCCAGAGACGGGAGTCCTCCACCCAGTAGAGGTCTTCGAGATAGCCACACATGGATGTAGCCGCGCCGCTTGTCTTGACCACTTTGGAGTCGGTGTGATTGAAGACGCCGGCCGTGGAAAAGCCCACGTATAGCTTCTGGTTGACACTGCCGATAGAGACGGCTCCCGAATAGCTGGTGAGCGAGCCCAGTCCGGTCACGGCGTAGGCGCTGGCCCCGGTGCCCCCTCCGCCGGTGAGGACCACGGTGGGCGCGTCGTTGTAGCCGGTGCCGGGAGTGTCGACCACGATGGCCGTCACCTTGCCGCCGGAGACGGTGGCATGAGCGGTGGCGCCGCTGCCGCTGTCGCCCGTGAAACTCACGGTGGGAGCGCTGGTGTAGTCCGACCCGCCGCTGCCGACAGTGATGGAGGCGATGACCCTTGGCGTGTACTTGAGCTCCGTCCAGTTGGCCCCCGCGTCGGTGGAGGTGAGCACCTTGCCACCTCTCACAGCGTACAGAGTAGACCCGGCCACCAGAAGGTCGGTCACAGCACCGGAGCCCGCCACTGTGGTCGGGTTCGACCAAGCGCTGTTCGTCCATATCTTGATGTAGGGAGACACAGCCAGACCCAAGAACAGCTTGGCCCCGTCTGAGCTGACAGCCATGGGCAGGTTGGCTGAGCTGACAACAAGATCGCGGGCCAGTGCGGGCTGCAAGGTCACTTTGCCGAAGTGGTCGAACGCCAGGCCCTCGCCCTCATCATACTGGTTGTTCTCCATGTCCTTCCCGGAGACCATCACTTCCTGACGTTCGCCGCCATGGAAGCTGCGCATGGTCCAGTTCTGCCAAAGCTCGTTAGGGCTTGCGCCCTTGTAGGAGTCTATGGGGTCTTCGGAGTAGGCCTTGTCACCATACTCGGGGTCGAGTATGTAGCTCTGGCCGTCGATGTAGATATCACGCCTAGCCATCATGTCACCGCGTCAGTCGTCTGCTTCCAGGGGCGGATGGTGTCTTGGAGCACAGTGTAGACCGCTCCTTCCGGCGTGATTACCTCCACGTCGACGTAGTAGATGGTGTCCTTGACCAGAGCGGCGAGCATGGTGGCCGCCGGCACGTCTACTCGTGCCAAGCCGCGGCTGTTGTTGACCACCAGGAAAGGATCGTCGGGGTCGCCGGTCTTGGACTGGAACTTCGCGCTACCGTCTGCATCGGTGAGGTTGAGTTTGATGGTCATGTAGAGCGTGGATGTGCTCAGAAACTTGAACCTCCCACCCGGCACCTTGCGCACCTCGAGGTCGAAGGTGAAGCTGTTGTTCAGCGCGATGGGCAGAGGCTCAGTCTCCGGCACGCCCTCCGGCCGGACAAACCTGCCTGCAAATGTCGTGTTCATAGCTTAGCCTCCGACGTCAGTATCCCTAGCTTCGCATCAGCGGTGAGACCGCAAAAGATCGCACGCCCGATAAGAGTCGACTGGCGGAACTTGACCATCACGGTAGAGCCAGACTCCACCGCGCCCAACGTCGCCTCGAGCGTCAGTATCCTCGGCGGCGGCACGTTCAACATGAGCGCGTTGCACTCGATCACCCCAAGAATGGCGTCCAGACTGGTGATGGTCCTCGGCGGCGGCACGTTCAACATGGCGATGGCCGACTCGATAGGGCTGAGCGTGGGCGTAACGGTCATACTTCGTGGAGGCGGCACATTCGCCATCGTCGCCGAAGACTCCAAAACGCTCAGCGTAGCGGACAGCGCTATGACCCTCGGGGGCGGGATGTTGACGAGAGTGGCCGCGCTTTCGAGCGTACCCAGGGTGGCCGCCACAGAGATGCTCCGGTTCACGCTGGTATCGTCGATGAGCTTGAAGGCTTCCGATATGGCCCAGGCCGATACCTCGTCCAGTTCGTTCCGTGCTCTGACCCTCAGTCGGCAGGTGGTGGTGTCGGCGTGGACCAGATCGTAGGCCGGGGTCCAGGCGTAGGTGGTACCAGACTCTCCCGTGAACAGCGCAACGGCATCGGTGAAGTCACCCAGCGCGGAGAAGTCACACTCGTAGGTGATGGTCCCGGCCACTGCTTCCCAGGAGAGCGTGTACTCTACTCCTTCGGTGAGGATGAGGAGATTGGTGAGGTCCGCCGAGAACTCCAGTTGCCCCAGCGTTCCTGCCACCTCGCTGATGATGTGCGGGGGAAGGTTCGCCAGGGTGGCGGCCATACCCAGCCCCACGCCCTCGGTGCTCGTGCTGGCATGAGCGGTCCCGGTCCAGGCGTGAGGCACACCCGGAGTCGCGGTGCTCCCGTCGAAGTACTCCCCCGCGCTGGCGGCCTTCTCGATGAGGATTTTGCAGATGCTGTAGTCCTGGATGTCGCCGGAGTGGAAGTCGTTATAGGCCCACAACCCCACTAGTAGCTTTCCGGCCAGGGCGGGGGCTATCAATGGACCGCTCGAATACCGAGCAAACGCAGCGCCGGGAGCCATCGCGGCCCCCCATGTGCCCCCAACGGACGTACCATCATTCTTCTGCCATCCGACGATGAACCTGATACTGCAACCCGTAAACGCAGCCTCTCCGAAGTCGGCTGAGACGGTCCATATCTCCCCCGCTGTGCATTCACTGTTGACCGGTTGCTTGATATACACACCAGCGGCGAGGCTGCACCCCGCCCCGCCCGCGATGTTGATATGTTTGCTTGTGATACCTTCGTAGACCCCGCCGTCGGAATAGGTATAAACACTATTGGACGCGTTGCCCTGTGACCACTGCCCCGGAATCAGGTTCGCCGTGTGAATGGGCATGGGGTTTTTGCAGTGGTTGGTACGGCCGCTGGCAAGCGTCCCGGCCACACTGGAGATGGTGCGGGCCGGAGGCACGTTCGCGATGGTGGCGGCAGAGGTGATAGCGCCCAGGGTGGCAGCGACAGAGAGGGTATTGGTAACAGGCGTGTAGGTGGCGTAGATGCAGCCTTGATTGAACGCGGCGTCGTAGTCACAGGCTCCGAACGGGTCGCTTGGTCCACCACTGTAGGTGTCCGCGTTCTCGTACTCAGGACAGGTCACCCCGGTGGTGAGCCCTATCTGCACACCAACAGCGTTCGTGTCTCCTATGATGCCGAGGCACCAGTCACCAGCGGGAAGCCTGACGGCTGTAGCGAACGTGAGATCGACTGCCGCTGAGGCGGCATTATCGTCCAGGGCAACGGCACCGCTTACTCCCATGAGCGTCGCGGGATAGGCGCTCGCGCCATCGTCGTCGTAGATGATGCCCATGATGTTGCAGGCCGCGTGACCAGTGCCCTGGTTCGTTACCCGTACCGTCAACTTAGTCACGTCGGCAAGCTCGCTCAAGGCGTACTTGAAGACTATCTTCCAGTCGTGCCAGTCGCTTGCATAGCTACCCTCGTAGGCGGCTGTGTTCCCGAAAGTCGCCATTACGGATAGGCCCCCAGCGTCCCGTAGCAGTCTGCCTCCCACACGATGTTCTCGTTGGTGCCGTACTCATAGCGGTCATACATGGTGTTGTCGCTGCCGCCCGAGTTGCGGATGACGATGTTCCGGCAACCTACGCTGGGATACTCGCTGATCTGGATGCCGTTCTTGGTGTGATGCCCGTAGCAGCCGTCCAGAAGGCCGGTGTCTACGTCGTCTATCTCGAACCCACTGGGCTGACCACCTGCTCCGGCCGCGTAGGAGGACTCGGTGTCGATGATGGTCACATCGTGAGCGGTCCGGATGTAGACACCATGAGACCCATATAGATTGGTGCCGGGAAAGTCGGTGAAGAGAGAATCCCTCACCATGAGTCCATCCACCCCGTAGCCTGCTTCGGCTTGGAACATGAGGCCGAAGTCTCCACAGTGAGACACGTTCACGCTTCGCACCATGACATCGGTGAGATTGCCGTCGCTGTGTATACCACTGAACCCGCAGTCCTGGATGGTTAGATTGTCCAGGGTGATACCAGTGAGGGTTCCCCACAGGGATATCCCGCGCTGAGTGGTATTGGTGAAGTCACCCACCAGCTTGAAGCGTGACAGACCGATTCCACTGTATTCGCAGGAGATGGGGAATTGGCACTCACTCACAAGAATGCTGGTGGCCCCGACCCCTTGCAGCGTCACTCCCGCCGGAGGCACCAAAGCCCAGGTCTCTCCGGACACCGGCCCCAGGAAGTAGCTGGCGGATGGGATGTAGACCCGCTTGTGGGTTGTGAGCGCGGCGGCGTCGAGCGCCGCCTGGATGTGGGCGGTGTCATCGGTCGCGCCATCAGCCACGGCCCCATAGTCCATGACGTTCAAACCCGCGTAGGGCGGGCTGATCCAATCCGGTATGCTGGGGGCCGCCATAGGAGCAGCCCCTACTTATCAGCCAGATATTCCTCGATGCCCCACTTCGGGAATGTCGCTCCACACACCGGGCACTTGAGGTATGGCTCTTCTTTGCGATTACCTTTCCAGCGCTCCGTGGCGTAGCCTTCGGGCATCTCCTCGAAGACGGCTGTGTGGCGCAAACCTTCGGCCGGCTGCGGCATCTCTAGCTTGGCCCCATCAGGAGCGACGAAGGGCTCCCCAGTCTCGCTGGGCTGGACGCGTAGCAGTGAACCGTCGACCATTTTGATACGGCTCCCCGGCTCGACCTGCGCTCCCGGCTCCAGGTCTTTGTAGACCGGAGGATGGGCCGTAGCGAGCGGGCAGAGGATAGGCTTGCCTGTGACATACTTTGCCATTGTGATGCCCTCCTTATTAGGCGGTGGTCCAGCCCTTGGGCAGTTGGAAGTATCCGGCGGAACAACTCACGTTGGCTCCAGCGGCGATCAAGGTGTTGTCGATGGTGGCATCACACCCGGAGGTGCCGATGGTGCCCTGAGCTTTGGCGGTGGTTCCAGCCGAGTCATAGAGCACCCAGTAGACAGACGTACCGGCGTTGTTGGCACTGGAATCGGCGGTGATGGCCCCAGCGGTGATGCGGGAGTATGCCCCAGAAGCGGCAGCGTCACCGAAGGCAGCCGCGTTCAGGGTGAGCTCGGCGAGCAGCGTACCGTGTGACGCGCCGGCAGCCGGCTCACCCGCTGGGATATCGGGCGTTCCGGCGTCTGCGTAGACGCGGAAGATGCCCGCATTACCGAACGCAGTGTGGAGCGCGTCCATCATCGCGTTGGCAACGAGGTCTGTGAATCTCAGGTCATTTGCCATGGCTTGTCCTTTCTAGCCGAAGTAGCGAGCGTCGGGCCGCGGAGTGATCCGCGTAGGAAGCTGCATCCTGCACTTACGTAGAGACTCCTTGGCGTCCGCCCTGAGCGCCTTCGCGGTGTTGATGAGCACGTATCGATCGTCTTGCCCCTGAGTGCCCCTCGCCGGCGTGGCGTCGGAGAGAGCACGGGCCCCGGTCTGGCCAAGTAGCAGCCGGCCGGCGGCATCCTTCACCAGATAGTCGTATGCCTCGTCATCATCGGGGAAGGTAGAGTCCATGGAGGACGATGTGGTGAGGCGGGGGAAGGTGGTCGTGGTGACGACCTTGATCCCCAGACCGGCCGTATGGCTTCCGTGGAGAATGAATGTGCTTCTGCTCTTGGGAGCGGCCAAACGGGTGAGCAGGTACTCACCGCTGCCCTCTTCGTCTTCCAACCACACGCTGCGTATGTCACGCACGGCTGCTGAGAGCGTGTAGAGCCGTTGGCCTTCTGTCACCGTGAGCGAGACATCCTCAGCTACCTTGGCGAGCATAGGGAAGCCGCCGGCCAGAGCTGAGTTGATAGCGTCGAGTATGCGCTTGTTGGAGAACTTGAGATTGGCTCTCACCAGGGCGCCCTCGAGATGCAAAGCGGCTGTAGTGCCCTTCATAGCCCGGCGCACAGGCACTATGTTGGTAGAGGGGCTGATCTCCTCAGAGACTTCCATCACCTCGTTGCCGACGTGGAGCCAGTCGCCCATGTCGAATAGAGACGCGTCTTCCACCTCAATCTCATCATCGGCGATCTCAGCCTGCAACGTGAGAGCGCTGGCAGTGCCCTCTTCTACGTCGCCGTAGTCCTCAAGGGTGTCGCGGACGCGCTCAACCAGTTCTGCTGCTGTCATGGCTCACCGTCGCTTGGTTGTAGGCGGCGCACCCATGCTCGCGATGAAGCTCGCGCTCCTCGGCCGTGACCAGATGCCGGCAACCGGGGCAACGCTGCTTCATCTCCGGGCGTTTGAAGCGGTCGCAGTTCTCGGCGGAGTGCTTGGGAGAGCCGCAGATCACGCAACGCATGTCAGGCCTCCTCTTGGGTCTCTTCGGGCTGCGCGAGTAGGTCCAGCCAATAGTCACACTCGTTCCGACGTCCGATGATGACGTTCACTTTGGCTAGGGCCTCTTCGAGCGCCGCGCTCAAGGAAGCCCGGCGCTCTTGCAGGGCCTCCGCTGTCATTTTCATCGTCCTACTCCCCTCAGTGTAAGTCGATCTGGCTAGGCCGGGGTACCGACTTCGCGCCCGATCATGCCTGTGGTTCCGTCGATGCTGGTGTTGTTCCACACATCGGTGGCATTGCCCTCGACGTCGGGTGTGTTGAAGTTGGCCGTGGCCGTCTGGAAGTAGTTGTCGACCACGAAGTTGTCGCCCTGGATGGCGTTCACGGTGTTCAGCACCACTGTGGTGTTCGGCGTGCCGCCCGCAGTGAAGGTATTGCCCTTGATACGAGACTGGGAGAACGCGCACTTCACGCCGTTGGTGAAGCCGTAGAAGTGGTTGTCCTCCACGATCCAGTTGCCCTGGCCGGCGCCGATGTTGCCCACGCCCAACATGCAGTAGTTGGTGAGGGCCCCGAAGCGGTTGCCGTAGATGCCCACTCCGTAGCAGCCGCCAATGTCGCTGATGCCGTTGTAGCCGGAAGCGAAGCGGCAACCGATCACCTCGAGGTGGGAGGCGTCTCGTTCGTCGTCATCGGCTCCGGCGTCACGGTAGAGCTCGATGCAGGCGTTGTCATCGCCGCCGTAGAACAGGATGTTAGCGAAGCGCCAACCCTGTTGCTGGACGCGGACGAGAGCGGTGGCAGCCGTCTCAGTGTCAGGCTCGGTCCAGGAGTTTGTGGCATCCTGCCCACCGTCCGGGGTCGAGTCGGCATGACGTGGCCGGTTGCCAGCACCGAACACAGTGACATCGAACACCTGCGCCGGAGTGACCACCTGCTCCTTGATCTTGCCCCGGAAGGTGATGGCGTCACCACTGGCCACGGTGGCGAAAGCCTCTGCCATGGTCTCGAACGCCTGCCCCCAAGAGAGGCCGGAGCCGCTGCCAGAAGCGTTGGCGTCGACGTGGTAGAGCTTGCCACCGAAGCCCAGGGGAGCTGCTCCGCCCATGGACATCATGGTGAGCTGGGAGATGGAGAGCAGGTTGCGGCGGCACGCGCCTCTGATGCTGTTGTCTGCTTGAGTCATTGGTCCGCTCCTTTCAATTTGAGCGGGGGAGAGGCGTTATTGCCCCTCCCCCGGACCAAGTTCGGTTGCTAGTCCTCCGGGACCACGAAGGTCACGTCTTCTGCCATGTAGAAGCAGTCGGCGCAGTCGTGGGCCTCCAGCGTTCCTTCGCTGATCCACCGGCGCATGGCGTAGTCGTTACCGCCTTGGCCCAGGATGGTGTCGTACACCAGGAGGGTGTCGACGAACCTGAGCGCCACCTTCTCCAGCGGGAAGATGAGAAAGCGGTTGCCGATGTTAGCCACCGGGATGATGGGGATGAGATGACCGAAGGTCGAGAGCAGATGGTCTGCCGTCAGCCCTCTGGTCGTCTCACTCGCGTAGTTGCCGCGAAGAGCGGACTCGTGGATGTAGGCCGCGGCCTGCTTGCCGATCGACGGCACCAACATCACCAGGTCGGTCCCTGAGTCGTAGCCCTTGTCCTCGAACAGCTTCATCACGTTGTCCCACTTGCCGTAGGTGAACGTGCCGAAGGTAGAGTTGGTCATGGTTGCGGAGCCGTACTGGTCGATGAGGTCGATGAGACCCTTCATCGAACCCTGCTCCTCGGCCGAGTCGGTGTTGGAACGGCTCACTCCGGCCGACCAGATCAGGTGACGTTCCCACTGACGCTCATAGTGCCTGAGCGCCCGCTCGTTGGTCCACACCCAGTTGTCAGACACGGCGTGCATGATCTGACGAAGCTGCGAACGAGTGAGCTTGATGTTCTCGTCGAGGATGGACATGGTGTTGGTGCGGGCCACCCGGTTCGCGCCCACCGGGGTCCCTTGCTCAGAACCCTGGAACTGGAGCGTACCCTGGAGTGCCCACACGGCTGCTCTCGTGTGAACCTCGGGCGAGCTGTTGCCCACGCCGCGCTGGATGGTGAGCGAGTCGCCCGTGATGGCCGTGACCTTGATGATCTCTCGACCGTCAGAGGTGGTGTCACGGAACATCTGGCCCACGCGGATGAACCGCGAAGCCCCTTCCCCGCTCGCGACCACCAGATTGGTGTCGTCGGCCGAAGCGGTGAGGTCGCCGTCGGCGGTGTTGATGGCGGTGATGGTGGTGGGGATGTCGGCATCCTCAAACCACGTGATCGTGTCGCCCTGCGCGTCCTGGCGCTTGCTGATGAGATTCCAGAACTTGGCCTCGCCCCCGTCCAGCGGCTTCCGGTAGAAGTAGCTGGAGTAGTCCTGCACAGCGGTGCCGGAGGTGATGTCCAATGTGGAAAGGTAGCTGTGTGACGTGATGGCTGCCATTTCGATACTCCTTCGTTTCCAAGTGACCAAACTCTCATCTGGCCTTGGGCACTTTTTCTTGGAGCATCGAGCGCAAAGGCATCGAGCGCATGAAAAAGGGGCCCCCTCTCATTTCTGAGAGACGGCCCCCGTGCCTTCGGGTCATCCGTTACCCGTTCTGCTTCTTCTTCTCGCGGTGGTGTTCCGCGATCTCTACGAACGACTCTAGCACGATGTTGTCCCTGACTACAAGTTTGATCGTGCCGTAGCCGCCGCCGGCACGGATGACTCGCTTCTTGTCGACAGCGATGCGGCCGGCTTCGATGTCGTCAGCGCTCCCGAAGTCTGATCGGGAAGCGCCCATACTAGCTGAACGGGAATACGTCGGGGTCCATGTACTGTTCACTCAGCCTGTGAAGCTGTTGGGCGCCACCGACATAGCTGTTGGCGACCATGATGCCCTTGAGGAGCTGGAAAGAGCGCTCCCGCTCGCGCCGGAACTCGCCCGGTTTTGGGTCCATGAGAGCGTCGAGGTCGGCGATGATGACGGTGATCTGCGAAGAGGCCCCGCCCGGAGCAGTGGGTGCAAGCACAGCCTGAGTAGCGTTCTCGTCCCACGGGACCACGCCGGGAACCCGGCCCAGCATGTCCTCGGTGAGCGGCGTGGGCTGGTTCTGATCCCCTTGGTTTTCCCCTGCATTCGGCGTGTTTTGCTGCTGGTTCTGCCGGTTCTGATCCTCACCGGGAAGAGGGGCCTTCATGGCCGTAAGAAAGTCCTCCTGCTGCTTCATGTACGCCTCGGCCGAGGCATCGTCGGTGAAGGTGGGCAGCGTGAGGGTCTCGCTCTTGAGCGCGAAGGCCATGCGCGGGAAGCGCGTGGCCATGCTCGGGTCTGTCTTGAACTTAGCCACCCGATCGCGGTGGTCCTCTTCGGAGTTGGCCTGCTCCAACGTGGCCGCGGCCTCATCCCCTGCTGTCTCCCTGATGTTGTCGATGTACGCCTTGTCGAATCGCACGGGACCTCCCCTCGAAGAAAATGCTCCTGGCGCACACAGCGTACACCATTTCTATCCTTTATGCGGGCAGATTCCTCCGTTTCGGTCTCTGCCACAGTTGCAGTTATAGCAGAGCACCTGGTAACTCTCAGGGAAGCCCTGCTTCACTATCGACCGATAGACAGAGCTAGGGCTGGCATGGCCGTCTTTCGCGAGCACCCGGCGGTGATCCGCGCCATCGCCGTTTACATGGTCAATCGTGAGAAATAATGAGTTCTCCTCCCCACAACATACACATACGCGTCCGTAATGGTCGAACACTTCGTCGCGCACCTTGTCCCTCCACGCTCGGACCCGCTTCTTTTCCCTTTGCCGTCTTGTGGTAATGGCACAGCCAGGGCAATATCGTTGCCGCCTATACATCTCAGCCGGTCTTCCGCATAGTTCACATCTCTTCGTCGCCATAAGACGCCAGCTCCCCTAATCTGCAAAAGCGTTACACCTCTTGTAACACTCTACACCAGGAGCGGTCTTGCCTGCAAATGTCAATGCTTACGACATGGGCAGCGGCTTCACTCCTACCTGGAACCCACCCTGGCTGGCGGCCACGAAGGGAGTGATGGCGCGAGGCGCGTTTTGAGTCGCCTCCTCGGTGGACTCCTTCTCCTTCTGCTGCTTCTGCGCGGCGGTCCACTGAGCCTTGAGCGCTCCGCTACCAGCCTGCTCGCCGAAGAGAGTCTGCATCTCCTCGGCTGTCAGCTCCCGCTTGTAGACGTCGCGCCAGAGAGCCTGGATGACAGGCGCATTCTCGGCGATGCGCTCGCGGGTGGTGATCTTCCAGACCAGCTCCTCTGGACCAGTATAGCCTGCAAATGACGCATATTCTTGCGGGGTGGGGTTGCGTCCCTGGTCCTGCTTGAAGGCCCAAGTGAAGGCATCCAGCTTCATGGCCTGGGTAAGCAGGGCTTGGGTGGAGCCGGAGCCCTCACGCCCCAGCACCATGTCCTGCACGTCCGTCACCGAGAGGCTCTTACCAATGACGCGCTCGAGCACATCGTTGATCTCGGGCAGCTTGGCCTCGGCCGACTCGTAGGCAGCCATGGTCTTGGCATACTCGTTGGGGCTGACGAAGTTCGATGTCAGGAAGTCGTAGTCGCCAGCCGACGGGTTGCGCCCGGTGTAGGTGTGAAACGCTTCCTTGAATGCGTAGGCGTTCTGGGCCTGCATGAGCTGAGCCCGCATGGCCCCGGAGCCCTGTGCGCCAGAAGCCACCTTGTAGAAGTCGATTCCTCCGCCCATGCCTGTCTCGGAGAGCATCCCACCATACACACCTTCGTAGTAGGCGGCCTCCTCGGTCCAGGCGAACTGCTGGGCCAGGTGGTCGGGGGTGATGTTATTGGCGATGAGGAGGTCGGCCATGTCCGTGGTCACGTAGGACACGCCCCAGTTGGAGAGGCCACCGGAGTAGGGAGCGGCCTCGGTGGTGGGCGTCGCGGTAGCGAGCCCCGGAGTGACCGCCCCGGTCTTAGGGTTTACGGCGCCGGGGGCCTGAACGTAGTGGTAGCCCTGAGCGTCCTTGTAGAACTGGCCCGATGGGAGCAGGCTTCCCAGCTCATCGAAGGCGATCTTGTTGCCCTGGGCGTCGGTGTAGGTGCCAGTGGCGCCGCTGCCTGTGGCGGTGATGCCTATTTTGGCGAGCTCCTGGGCGAAGGTGCTTGCGTCTAGCTTCTTCCACTCCACAGCCTTGTCGGGATTGCTGGTGGGAACAGGCGCGTTTTGGTTGCTGGAGGGTTCCTGGTAATAGGGCCCCTGGGGGATGGTGAGTGAGCCGTCCTCGTTCAGCACCGTCTGGTCGCCGTAGTAGGAGCGCAGCACCCAGTCATACCCACGAATCTCGCTGATGTACTCGGTCTCCGAGAGCCACGCCGGCTTGCCGGAGTAGATGGCCGCGTACTCGTCGGTCGCTCTGATGGCCTCGAGGAGCGCCTCGTCGTTCAGGTTCCACATGGAGCCCTTGAGGGACAGCTCCTCCTCAGTGGCGCCCCGGCCCAAGATGGTGTTGATGCCGGTCTGGATGTCTGCCCGATGCTCCGCGCCCCAGTTGCCGGTGTAGGCCGAGTCGGTGGTCTTGATCCAGTTCTCCCAGGCGGCCAGGCCCACGTCGGTAAATCCATAGGCGCGGACGATCTCCTGCATCTTGGTCATGGCTGTGGAGCCCATGGAGCGCCCAGTCATGTCCGTCCACTTGGCTACCCAGTCGGAGGCCAGCGGGTTGGTGGCGTCCACACCACGTAGCTGTGGAAAGTACGTGTTTTGCAGGTAGTTCAGTCCGTCAGAGGTCCAATACCCCTCACGGATGAGCGAGTCGATCAGCGAGGCGGGGATAGCCGTAGGGTCGCCACCGTAGAAGGACACGCTGCTCTTGCGGATGGCGTCCCGGAGGATGTTGAGACCTGCGCTGGTCTTGCCGTCGGCGATGGCCCGGTTGATGACGTCCTGCTCGGTCCAGTTGGCGGCGTCCGCCTGGGCCATGAGACCCGAGGGAGCGCTGCCGTAGTAATACTCGAACCAGCCTTTGATGGTGGCTGATGTGGCACTGCTTCCGCCGCTTCCTCCGCTGCCGCCGGTGCCTGTGCCGGTGTTCACGACCGTCTTGGTCCCTGCCCTGACCACCTCGCCGGTCATCACGTTTATGAGCGACCCGGTGTTGGGGTCCTCCATGATGATGTCGCCCGGCGCCACCGTGGGCAGCGCGTTGCCGAACTCGTCGAAGTAGCCAGTGTTGAGATCAGTTTGTATACCGCCGATGACTGCCACGGTCACTCGCCTCCTTCACCGAAGGGGTCGTATATCTCGATCGTCTGCCCCTGCCACAACTCATCGTCTATGTCCGCTGGCATCTTCCAGCGCACAAACCCGAACTTAGAGAGCCCACCGAAGGCGTGTGTGAGCTGGTCCCACCACTCCGGGTAGGCGGCCTTGAGAGCTACGATAGCAGTTGCGTACCTCTGGAACACGGGGAAGGCGGCCTCCGCCGTGGGGCCCACGCCTGGCTTCTTGGTGGTGGGGTTCTTGGTGCGGGCCAGTTCGTCCCGGTAGGCGGCTACCAGCGGCAGGAAGTTGGACCAACCCTCGTCGGCCTTGGTGGGACCTTGCCCTACACCCAGCGCAGTGAGCCGCTGATCGAGCGACGACTGGGAGAAGTGAAGCTCGAGACCGAAGAGAGGATTGGCCGCTGCCTGGTCCTCGGCCCACTGCTTGATCTGTTCGCGCCCCGCGGTGGCCTCTTTGCTGGAGGCGCTAATGCCGTTCTCGGCCATGTAGACGTTGAAGTTGCTCCAGAAGACGGAGTAGGCCCGCCACAATGCTTCCGTACTGCTATTGCTGCCCCAACGTAACTGCTCCTTGTCGAGTGTGGTCATGGTAGCGAACATGGGAAGCCCGGAGACGCCGGACTTAGCTTGCCCATCCGTGCCCTTGGCATACTGCGCCAGCACGTCGAGCTGGTGTCGCTGGGTGAGGAACTGAGCGCCGGCCGTAGGACCGCCCGGCCCACGGGCCAGATCGCGGGCCACGGTGTTCTCGAAGCTGGTGGTCCAGCCGTCTCCGTTCTGTCCTTTCATGAACTCTCTAAGCGGACGCACCACCATGTCCTCTTTGAGCCAGAACACGGCGGGGTCGGTGGTGTTGGGATAGGAGCCATCGGCCGTGTTGGTGAAGGGGAGGTTACGCTCCTTGGCCACCTCCACGAAGGCGGCAGCCAGCCGGTCGGACTCGGACTTCATCTGGCGAGCGGTCGGAACGTAGCCGTCGCGAGTGACAGCGCGAGGGTCGGCCAGCGGGAACGCGGCCTGGAAGATTTCCTCCTTGCTCATGGCGGCCATGCCGCTGCTGCCCCAAAAGGCCCCAAAAGTCTCGTTCAAGAGGACAGACTTTTCCCCGGTCTCAGGATCGCGCCAGTCGGGATTGACCACCTGATCGATCATGTCGTCGCAGGTGTTGTAGATGCTCTGGACTTCGTTCTTGTCCCAAATGGTGCCGTTGTCCGCTGCGTCTGTGAGAGCCACAGAGCGCTGCTGGTATATCTTGGCCACGGTGTCGAAGCCTCGGACAATGCTGTACTGGTCGGCCGGGCTGGTGGAGTAGACGCCGATCATGAAGCGCAGGTCCGGGTTGTTGCGCATCTGCTCCTCCCGCTGCTCCGGCGGCATCTTGTAGAGGTCGCGCATCATGTCGTCGTACTTGCGAGCATCGCCGAAGACGATCCGGCCCGGCCATATCTTGCCCATCTGCACGGTCTGGTAGGCAAGGCCACGTGTGACTGCCAGGCCGAGAGCTTGTGCCGGGGTGAGGTCGACGCCGTTGTGCATGGCGGTGGCCATGGCCACATCCATGGCTTTTCTGATGGAGTTGGTAGCATGAGAGCCCATCCAGGAGTTGTGCTTGCCGTCCAGATACTCCTGAGCCCACTCATCGGTGAGTTCGCCGCCGGCCCAGGCATTGAGCACGGGGATGGCCGCTCCCAGGCTCCAGATCGTGTTGTCCCAGCGGCCGGTGGAGAGCCCAAACTCTGAGGTACTGGGGCCGAGGTCTGGCATCCCTGGTATCCACTCGAGCGGGGTCTGGACCGCGCCTTCGGCAAGCTGGGCCAGCGAGGATTCCTGGAACTGGTCGCCGATCCAGAACATCGTGCCCAGGTTGAGCCTCATCTCGGTGCCCTCGGGCAAAAAGCCCAGGAAATCGAGAGGTATTGCGAAGGTGCCTTTGTCGTAGTCCTCCAGGTTCTTGTCCTCGTTGCGGGCCTCTATCCAGTCCTGGAAGGTGGCCACGGCGCCGGCTATGGAAGGTCGTTCACTGGCCATGCGGGTGAGGTAGGTGTTGTAGAGCCTGTGCTTGGTGGCGAACCAGGCGAACCAGCGATGCTGCGACTCGATCATGAGCGCGTTGGAGAGATCGAAGTGAATGCGAGTAGTCACCAAGTCGGCGATGTCGGCAGCGATGCGAGCGGCCGCGTCCGCGTCGGCGCCTTGCTTCACCACGTCGTCGAACGCCTTGTTGAAGGCGCGATCATAGGTAGCCACGCGGTTGAGCTTGTTCATGGTCATCAGGCGTCCGGTCATGCGCGAGGCTATGGGCTCCTTGACCAAGCCGGGCGGGATGGAGACAAACGGGTTCTCCTTCACACCGTCCTTGTTCACCTCTTCGATGACGCGCTTGATGTTCTTGGCCGTACCGGGGATGTCGTTCATGGCCATGCGCTTCATAGCCGCGGCTATCTGTGGGGCGGTGAGGTCGAAACCCTCGAAGAGTAGCTTGGCTTGAGTCGACATGTAGTGGTCGACCGCGCCCTTGTAGATGTCACGCGGCGTCGGGGCAACACCACGCTCAGCGAAGAGGAGGTCGACGCCTCCGTTCTTCTGGAACTCAGACACGATGTTGGCGCGTTCCATGAAGGCTTTGCCCTTGGCGGAGAAGAGGAAGCTGCGCAGACCTGTCTCCCCGCCAGCGGCCCACGCCTGGTAGGCGGGGTCGTCCACGATACGACGGATGGCTTCCACGCCACGGGTCATGTTGGTCGGCTTGAGCACGCCGCCGGTCTCAGCGTTGTAGATGAGCCCTCCGCTCCAGTCCACCTTGATAGGTACGTTGCCCACGTAGTAGTGGGCCACTGACTGCTTCATGCGCTCCCGCCGGTAGCGGATCATGCTGGCAGTACGCGGGGCTGCCGCGCCGACACGGCCCTCCAACCCGCTGGCTTCGCCCACGAAGTTGAATAGGGCTCTCGGCCCCATCTCCAAAAGAGTACGGCTGGAGTCGGCCACACCATGCTTGAAGAACAGCATAGGCCCAAGAGCCACGGTCCAGCGCCGGAGCGGATTGGACACCTTGTTGCCGGCGCGGTCGATGGCCCGCATGGGGTTCATCACCAGCTTGGTGACGGTCTTCCGGGACCAGCCCCAGTTGTGCATGATGTTGTAGGGGGCGCTGAGCTGGTTCATGGGCCCGAAGTCGGCGGTGTAGCGCAAGTAGTTGGGGATGGCGGCGGTGCCCTCTTCGATGAGCTTGCCGGTGGCTGGGTCCACACCTACCGCCGGCTCGGTCACTTCCCAGTCCTTGTCCTTGAACTTGAAGCGAGAATCGAGTGCGTCCCGGCACTCGGCGGCCACCTTGAGACGTGACACGGCGGCCGGGTTACGTCTCCAGCGGCTCTCTATCTCCAGAGCCCTGGCCACGTCACCGAAGGCGTTGAGCGCGTTGTAGAAGACACGATCGGAGTTGTATACGCCCTCGATGTCAAGCTGACGTAGAGGCTTCTTCTCGAACTTGCCCAGCCCCAAGGATAGGAACTCGCGCACGGCGTCGTTCTTGACGTTGGCCACTTGGTTGATGAGCGAGCGGTTGAGGTGGGAGGCCCTCTTCACGTGCTGGGGCTGATCGAACTCCGGGAAGATGGAGGCAAGGTGGCCGTCCTTGGGCGCCCAGTAGGCTTCGGCCGTCCAGTCTTTGGCCACGTTCTCCAGATTGAGCAGCGTCCGGTTGCTGTCCCGCTGAGCCTTGCCCAAGAGCTGCGCCCCTTTGGCGGCGCGATCGTAAGAACGGGCCTGTCCGGTGAGCCCCGGATCGGGCTTCACCTGACGCATATCCGCCATGAGCTTGTCGAGTTGTGCTCCCCGTAGAGTGGTGGCCCGCTCGAAGACGGCACGATTGCTGGTGTCGGCAGCGGCGAGCAGGCGGTCGGAGAGGTCACGGTAGACGGCGTGCGGCTTCTTCAAGGTGCCGCTCTTACCCTCGTAGAGCCGGGTAATGTCGCCCACAAGCGCAGCGGAATCAGCGGTCCTGCCGGCTACCTCCTCGGCCAACAGGCCCCTGTCCTTCTGGACCCACTTGACGATCTCAGCTATACGGCCGCCGGCACGAGGGCTGCTCTTGAAAGCTTCGGCCGTGCGAGCGAGCTGCCAGCGACCGAGAGTGACATTCTTGACCTTGGGCGTGACCGCCGCCAAGCCGACGTCGCGAGCCAGCGAAGCAGCCAGCACCCAGTTGGGATGATCCTGCGACCACTGGATAGCATCCTGGGTGTCTTTGCCCAGCGCGGTGGTAACGGCCATGATGGGGTCAGGTACGAACGCCGACTGGAGTAGCTCGGCCTGACGCTGCTGCACCTGCGTGAGTAGCTCGGCCGCCTCTGGTGCCTGATCCTCTACCGCGGCCAGCCAACGCTTCTTGAGGTCCTGGAGCTTGGAGTCGGAGCCCTGCGCCGTCTCGTAGGTGAGTGAAGCAAGCATGGCGTTGTAGGTGCCGCCGATGGCTTTGACCGGCTCCAAGGTGACGAGCTCGAGCAGCCCGGTCATCTTGCCGTTGTTGAAGATGCGCCGGAAGTAGGCCTCGGCGCTGCGGCCGCCGAAGGGGAGCCCGGTCATCTCGATGAACTTGTCCAGCTTGGGATGCTCGGCGGCGAACGCAGCCTGTTTCTCCGTCTCGCGCTGTGCTGACTCGCGCCCCTCCGCCCAACGAGGATCGGCCTGCGGGCCCTCCATGATCCCGTCGATGGGCGCGTCCAGGTCGACGTAGCCGGCCTCTTGCAGCATGGACTGAATCTGGATGTTCTGCCGGCGGGTGGCGGCCCACC